TTCCGGACTGGCTCTGTTGCAACTCATAGTCATTATTATTGCGCTGTTCGTAGTCGGCTTCTGGTACGATGAATTCTGATCGTTGGTTTAGGGCGGATACTATTTTTTTCAAGTATCCGGATGCACTGGTCCTGTATCCTTCACAAAGTTCTTTATCCGTTGTAGGCTCCAGCCATGCGGCTGCAAGATAATGTGAAGCATACAGTCTCATTGCCGTGCGTATCATGTCCGTGATACCTTCATCCATGCGTATGAAGTTTTTGAATTCAATGATAATTTCATTCCCGGAAGAGGTCATGTTTATATCATTACTGTCTTTAATCTTGCGCCGAAGCTCGCCTTCCGCTTCATTTACTGCGGCGGTAAGATAAAGATCCAGTACAGCTTCATTGTCTTCTGTTGCTGCTATATCTGGATAATTACCGCCGGCTTTTCCTGCCCGGGCTGTAAGCGCAATGACATATTTGAATATTTCCGGTTTGTTTATGGATGTTTTCATAAGTCTTAACTGTTGCAAAGTGCATATTCTTTGGTCATTTTCTTATAATTGTCAAAGGCTTTTTCAAATTCTTTCTTCTCATCTATCTTCTGTGAGTTCCATGGAATGAAGGAAGCGATGGATTCGAGTGCGTATTTCCAGTTCCCCTTGAAGCAGATGGCACGGTCGTCTAAATATATGTCGGCTATGGGCTTTCCGGAATTGCTGCCTTTAGGCTGATCCGGGTTTTCGTTTATGTAATCATAAGTGATGTGATTGTCATTCAGGTATTTCTTTAATTTGGAACTGGCGGTGCGTGTTGTGAAAATGATGATTGTGAATCCTTTCTTTTTTAGGACTTCCATGGCACTTTGTACACCATCAATCGGATCACCGAAGATGTCATTACCTTTAAATCCGTCGTATTGTGCTATGACTCCGTCAAAATCCACACATATTGTTTTCTTTTCCATATAAAAAACGATTAATAGTACAAATATAATCTCATCTGCCGTATCTGCTTTGATATAATGCTGACTGCATTATATACATTCGTCCAGTTCTTATTAAGCTATTTTTGTCGTAAAAGAATAATGAACATGCGCGATAACGAACAAATATCTGACTCCTTGCTTTACGGGCATCGAAAATTCGACGGACAGCGGCGGGCCGAGAGATGGCTGCATGTAGCCTATAATGCATATTGCCGTCTTGCTCCTTTCAGAAAGATGCGTGCCGAATGCAAATCGTATGCCTACGGAAAACAGTATGAGAGGCAGATTGTTTACAACGGGCGGCATATAACGAAGGAGCAATATCTTAAGGAGAAGGGTATACCTGCATTGCAGACCAACATATTGGGTAAGATCAAACGGGTCGTACAAGGGCAGTTCAGAATGAACGATACCGCGCCGGTATGCAATGCTGTTGATCCGGAGGAGAAGGAATATGCGGACATTATGTCAGCCTTACTCCGGCAGAACATGAAGCTCAACAGGCGTTCAGAACTGGATGCGCGTACTTTTGAGGAATATCTTATATCCGGTCTGCCTATATATAAAATTTCATGGGCTTATCGTCGTGGAAAACTGGACGTGTTCACTGATTATGTGAATCCGAACTTTGTATTCTTTCCCGACAGTCTTGATTTCAATCTTGCAGACATACGGTTTTGTGGTCTCCTTCATGATCTTGACTTCTCCGAGGTGCTTGCTTTGTTCTCACATTCGGATTCTGATGATATAAAGTTGAAGGAGATATATAACCATTGTCTTGATAATGAATATATCGCCTCGCAGTTCAGCCGTGACACACGCACGTCACAGATTGAATCTACCGATTTCTACTATCCTTCGGAGTTCGGAAAATGCCGTGTTATTGAATTATGGACGAAGGAGAGGCGGAAGGCCTGGTTTTGTAATGATCCCTTGGAGAGTGAGCCTTATTTTGTTCCTTATGATCAGAAAGAGAGCATTAAGGAAATAAACCGTAGCCGTCTTGAACTTAATATAAAACGTAATCCTGATGGATCCCCCATGCTAGATACGGACGGGGCTCCCGTTACATTCATGGATCCGGATAAATATGCGGCCGAGAATCTGATCACTTATGAACGGAGAATCGAGACGTATTGGTATTACCGTTATCTTTCCCCGGACGGATTTGTGTTGGAGGAAGGACAAAGTCCGTATTGGAATGGATCCGAATCTTTCCATCCGTTTGTGTTCAAACCATATCCCTACATTGACGGAGAATTTCATCCGTTCATATCTGAAATTATCCCGTCTCAGGAATATTTCAATTACTACATGGTAGCCCTTGATTTTTATATTCGTAATGCGGCCAAGGGTGTGTTGATGATAGATGAACAGTCCTTGTCTGACAACATGAGTATAGAGGATATAGCGGAGCAGTATGTGAAGAGTAACGGCGTAATATTATATACAAGCAAAAGATCTGGCAATGCCCCTGATACAAAGACCGCATCATCCATTCCGGGAGGCTTCGACTATATCATACAACTGTCACGTTCCATGGTGGAGGACGTGTCAGGAGTCCAAGCGGCACTACAAGGTAAATCGGGAAGTTCTGAGAGCGGTGTGCTTTATCAGGCAAAGGCCGCACAGGCCTCATCATCCATACTGGATCTTATAAATACATTCAATTCATTTCTTACTGAAGTGGCATATAAGGTAGTAAAAGTGATGCAATGTTTCTATACAGGCCCGAAAGCGGTCAATGTCGCCGGTGAATCCATTCCCTATAATATGGATACAATGTATGATATTGACATTGATATCTCAATTAGCGAGGATAGCGACAGCCCGGTATACAGGGCGTTGACAAACCAGCTTTTAATGGCACAGGCTGAGAAGGGGCTTATACCGTTCAAGGCGGCATTGGAAGCCGGCAATTTCCCGAACTCCAGTAAGATTATAGCGGTACTGGAAAGATATGAGAAACAGTTACAGGAGCAGCAGGCAGCGCAACAGATGATGTCATAAGTAGTGATTGGAAATTTTAATATTTCTTATAATGATGGATTATACAATAATTAAATGGCGAATGTAATGGAGATAGATATTGCAAACATTATTAGTGCTGCCGGAACATTGCTGGCAGCTTATTTCGCCTATAATCAGTATACCAAAAACAAGCTGACTGATTTGAAAGTGGAATATTTTAAACAAGAGGAGAAAAGAAGAAGTTACCACCGCAGCGAAAATTCCGCCAAGGTGTTCGGTGAGCTGTGGCGTGTACTTTATGAAACGAAAGCAGACAGGGTATATATCGTACAACCCCATCCTTTGGGGAATATAGCTTTTCTTTCGGTGCAGTTCGAGGTAAAACGAAAAGGTATAGCCGGGATGCGTGAAAGCATTCAATCACTTCCCATGAGTGAAGTGGCCGTTTTTGCAGAAAATCTCGCAAAGAATCTTTTCATGTTCTATTCAGATATTGATAATCAGGTTAAGGATAAGGTTGCCAAATCTCTATTATCAACAAATGGATGCAACAGCGTCGCTATTAAACGGCTTAATTCATCTCAAGATTGGGTTGGAAATATATTTTGTGAGTTTACAGATGAAACGGATTTAAATGAAGATGAACTTCATAAGGTCTTGCATGAAGCAGCGGTTAACATACAATATATCCTGCCGGAATTCAAAGAAAATAAAATCGAATAATTATAATTAATGAGTAGTATGGCTGACGTAAGAAAACTTGCACCGTTTATTCTGAAATGGGAAGGCGGTTTTGTAAATGACCCTGACGATTTGGGAGGGGCTACCAATATGGGGGTGACTATCGGAACCTATGAGGCATATTGCCGAAAGAAAGGATATTCCAAGCCTACAGTTGAAAGATTGAAAAATCTCACAAAAGAGGAATGGACGGAAATCTTGAAAACCATGTACTGGGACAGATGGAAGGCTGATGAGATAAAATCGCAATCAGTTGCTGATATATTGGTTGATTGGGTCTGGGCATCCGGTGCGCACGGAATTAAGATTCCTCAACGTTTGCTTGGTGTTAAGGTGGATGGCATTGTAGGTCCCAAGACCATTGCCGCGGTAAATGCCAAGAATCCGCGTGAGTTGTTCGACATGATCAAGATTGCACGGTTTGATTTCATTGAAGATATTTGTCATCAGCGTCCGACCAATAATAAATTTAAGAGAGGCTGGATGAACCGTATCAATGATATAAAATTTGAGAGATGAGACAAAGAATCTATATATGGATTGCGGTAGTGATAGTGCTTTTATTTGTCTTTTCGTGTAAGACCAGATATGTTCCTGTGGAGATCAAGACAACGGAAACAGTGGAAGTACATGATACCACCATAACAGAAAGACTGGTCCCATACAAAGATAGTACTGCGACACGTGACACTGTATCTTTTCTTTCCAACCCTTATGCGTACAGCTGGGCTAGATATTCAGGTGGAATATTGCAACATTCGCTGGGAATATGGCCAAATTCGGTACTTATAGTAACTGTACCTCATTATATGACGGTAACCAAGCGAATCGAAGTACCTAAAATTGTAGAGGTGGAGAAAAAATTAAACTGGTGGCAAAAAACAAAAATAGAGATAGGTGGATGGTCTATGATAATGAATATATTGCTTATATCTATGATGATTGTCAGATGGTTAAGAAAAAAAAGGAGGTGCCCGTAATTTATAGATTGTATTTTTTTCAATTCAGTCTTTCGTTATAACAAAAATCTTCGGCGGTCCGGATTGTAAGAAAAGGACCGCACGCTCCTTATCAGGTAGAAGTCGCTAAGGAGAAACAATACGTCGGAACAAGAATTGTTTTGCGGTCCCAGACTGCTTAACAATTTTCCGACGTATTTTGTTTATCCAAACAGTGATTATATGAAAAGTGATGAAATATATAAGGATGTATTGCAGGTTGTCGCTTCAGTGACGGGAATATCTGAAACAGGTATTATACATAGCAATAAAGAAGAGTGTGCGAATGCCAGATATCTTCTTGTGCGTTATTTAGCCAAGATTTTCTCTGACACGGAGATAGCGTCATTGACTAACAGAACCAAACAGGCTGTCGGCTCGATGCGGCGTAATGCTAAAAAACAAAGGGTATGGATTGTGGAAAACAATTGGAAAGAAATAGTAAACAAACTGGAAAATAAATATTTTATCTGCAAGTAATTTATTCCGTAATTTGCCTTTGCGGTCAATATTGACCGTGATATGTAAAATCATAATTATGGATAATATTACAGGTATGAGCATACAGGAGTATGCTGCAATGCGAGAGCTTGAATGTGAGCACAAGAAGGGATGGGGATCAACCACCGCCTTATGGGTGATTGCTGCTGTCATTGTCATTGCGTTTTTTGTTTATAGCTGGCATAATAGCTGCAACGAGCGTACTCAGTTTGCGGTTGGTCTGGCTAACTTGACAGGACGTGTTAACTGTATGGAGCCTGATGTACGCTGGACCGGACAGCAGTTGTACGCTGCAAATGGTGCGATTTCCGCAACAGTGCAAGGTGTTGGAGATATGAAGGCGAACTTCGGTGACCAGTTGTTCCAGCTGAACCGCGAGGTGTTCTACGACAATGGACACGGATGTGGAAGAAATCGGAATAATTGCGGTTGCGGATGTGGCGGACGTGAGTTCAACCAGCGTTCAACCTATAACCTTGCTTCCACGCAGGTTACAGTAGACGAGACTTGCCGTAGTTAAGTTTTAGAGGGTGGTATTCCACCCTCATTTTATTTAATTTTTAAAAGATGAGGATATGATTTCAAAAATAGGAATAAGACAATTTGCAGTAGAACAGGCTGTAGCTATAATGGGGACTGGTACACCGCAGAAGGATGTGGTTGCGAAGGCAGCGGAAATTGAGGCTTATGTTGTCGGTGAGGCTGACATACCGGAAGTAAGCAATGATACGGATACCATTAATGATATCATGGGTAATGCCATGCAGATGATTAATGGGATATCCGGAACTGAGATTCCTGTTGAGGAAAAATCAAAAAAAAGTAAATGATGGGATTTTCCATGTTTCAAACTAAGAAACCGCAAACGGAGTTGAAGTTTACAACAAGGGCCGAGGCGTTTAGTTATATGCTAATGTATATGACAGAGGAGAAACATGCCGAACCGCTGGAGGCGGCACAGAAAGCCAATGAGTTTGCGGATATCTTTGCCAGAAACATGGGTATCCCTCTTAAGATTGAGCCGGAGCCACAGGGGGTGGATAAATACCTGTCAATGGCTACCAAGATAGCAAACTATATAGAAGAACATCCTAAGGTGGTTGAATACGGCGTTCCGGCTTTGACATTCGTAGCCGGTCTGTTCACCGGGAAAAAAGTGGAGCAGGTCAATGATAACATGTATGGCCAGCGTTCGGCACCGTCTCAACCACAGGAAGAGATAGATTTTGATAAAATACCTGATTGATTATGGCATTAAGGAAATTATATATTGTGGTGGATTGCGAGAATGACGAGCAGAAGGAAGCTGTTCAGACCGCATTCAACGAATTGTCTAATACGCGGGCTTTGACCAGCCGGACGGTTATCAGCATGTATCCGTTTTTCAAAAAACATCGTGATGATCTGTTTGAGTTGTTCAATATGGTCAAGACAGGCGGTGTCAAATCGTTGTTGTCTGTAAGAGGTGGAACATTGATTAATAACTTGAGAAAGGGTTGATTATGAGAGTGGAAGGCAAATGTATAGGTGATTGCAGCAAATGCCAGTTGCTGGCAAATGGTGAGGTGGATATGATTCCGTGCATTCTTGACCAGATTTTTATCCGGACAAGGAAAATCGAGAAAGAAAACGCTTTTATCAGGAGAAGTCTTGATTCCATGATGCAGGACAGAAATACAATCCAACTTGCCGGTTTGAGTGATAACGAAGATAAAACAGATTGATTATGAAGTATACATTCAAAGAAATGTTGGACGATGCGAAAAGGGCGGGTCTGACAAGTGACAAGGTCATGATGCGCAGTGTGGAAAGCATGAGCGAGCTTCTGTGCCTTGTGAAGGAAGAACATCCGGAACTGTACTGGAAATTTATGCGTGAGCAACATGGAATCATGTATGGTAATCATTACAATGAAGCTTTTGCGATGTTTGATGTCGGCATGATGAGGTACATTGATAGGGATGGAAAGAAATGTGAGGGTGCGCACTGGACGGCGGAACAGATAGAGGCAAGTACCCGGATGATGGGATTTCCGGCTGGAACTACGAAATGGGACAAGTATGTAGCGTTCAATGCCTTTTATTCCGATCTTTGCACAGTTTATAATGATGAACAGATCATTAAAGGTGCTCATAAGTTCTATTTTGAGGATCAGGACTGGGGGGACACAACAAAGATTTGGGATTATGTGTATTGCAAGAATGCAATGGTCTGATTCTTTGTAACAGACGGTTTGTGCTTATCAAAAATCGAACCGTCTGTTTTTGATAAGCACTATGATTCCAGTTTTTCCCGTATTTCCTTCAGAAGCCGGAAAGAGCCTGCCATCTTGTAATTCCCAAGATTCTGTTCTGCCTGCATTATAAGGCTTTCTACTGTCAGAGGGAGGTCGGGAGAAAATGAGGATTTGTTGATTTGCAATGTTTTAGGTAATTCTCTCGTATTAAACCATTCCACCATTTCCCTTAATTCTTCCTCTGAGTAAGCTTCATGTGTTTTTGCATTTTTCATAATGATCTTGTTTTTGATTTCCGCAAAGATAGTGATTTGAAAGCAAATCGCAACAGGAAAGCCGCAACAATAAACGCTTCTTCATTCTGCCAAATTCCTGCCAAATGTTGCCAAGTATGCCAGATATGCTAGATACTGACACAATTGGTGTATGTTGTTGATGTGTTTCTTGCGCCACTTATATAATAGCCTCATCTTTGCCATACTGAGAAAAATTTATTGTTTAATTTTTGGGGCTTTATAGAAAAAGAATGTATATTTGCAATACCTTACATAATATCCAATGGCGAGCGGAAGCCTGCCCAAACATATTGCAGGCATTTTTTATGCTTGTTTGTAAAGCGTTGCAATATATACTTATTGCGGCTGTCACCCCCGTGTGGAGAAGTTAATGCTCTCCCTGCCTTTGGATAGGTGTAAGGTAACGGGACAGGGCAGCCGTTTTTTACTTGCCTATAATGCCATTAAAACCTTATATATCCATGGCAGATTTAGTATTTCAAAACAGTAATGGTAATGATGTTACTACTTCTTTAATCGTTGCACAAGTGTTCGGGAAAGAACACAAAAATGTAGTGAGAGATATTGAAAACCTCTCATGTTCAGAAAATTTTAATCGGCTCAATTTTGAGCGCATTACCTACAAGGATGCACGAAACAGAGAACAGACCGCATACGAAATGACCAAAGACGGTTTCAGCTTCCTTGTCATGGGGTACACGGGCACAAAAGCTGGAGAGTTCAAGGAAAGGTTCATCAACGAGTTCAACAGACGGGAATTCTTGCTAAAGGATGATGATTACATTTTAATGCGTTCCCAGCAGATTCTACAAAAACGTTTGGAAGCGTCTGAAGAAAAAATCAAACAACTTGAATCCCAAGCCGAACAGCAGCAGGAAACTATCGAACTCCAACAGAAAGAACTTACACAATCCGCTCCGAAAGTCAGCTACTACGACAACCACTTGCAAAGCGTGAACGCTCTTACCACAACTCAAATAGCAAAAGAGATAGGTATGTCGGCAGAGAAACTGAATAACAAACTGAAAGAACTTGGAATACAGTTCAAGCAGTCTGGGCAATGGCTTCTTAAATCGCCCTACGACAAATGGGGTATGCACGAAACGAGAACCAATATTTTCACAAGTGAAAGAGGTAATACCCATACCAACACGTATACGGTCTGGACGCAGCGAGGTAGGCGATTTATCATAGCCCTATATGAAAATGATTGGAGCGTGAAGAAAGCTATCAAGCAAATAAAAGGTGAGCTGAATCCAGCCGCGTAATTTGAATTTTACTTATTAATTAATCCAATGTATTCCCCGTCTTGCTTATGGCAGCGGGATGGTTCGTCACACCCCTAATAGTTGTGATTTGCAACCGTTACAATTAATTTAAAATGAATTTTATTATGAACAACAAGGATATTGAGGAAATGAAGAAACTGGTTCTTATGGTGCTGGAGGAGAACAGGATATTGCGTGAGATGCTTGCCAAGGAGTGGGAGCGGGGAGGATGTCATGCTCCCATGACTTTGAGCAAAGGAGGAAAGTGAACGGGAGCCGGCTGTTAACAGCCGGCTTTTTATTCTGTATTACTTGTAGAAGATTCAGGAGTGTGTGAACGTATCAAGGATCTAGCTATTGCAAATTCAGATTCCGCACCGGCATTTTCATTTATTGAAATATGATAGAGACCGGCTGCATAATATGCCAATGCTCCTGCATATTTGTTATGAAGGTTGATTTCTCCGTTTTCTGAGATTGAAGGAGTTGGAATATACCTGAGACTGTATCCCCCCTGTTCTTTTACTGCATGGGCAATGATTGACCTCATGGTATCGTTGGTGATGAATGCTACCGGTATTGAGGGACCATTACCTACACCGGGAGCTGATGAATATTGTGCGCTGTATAGTGGCGAATTGTCCGGATATAACATAGTGACCGGATATCTCCACCCAGTCAGGTTCACACTGACAAGCCTGATATAGTCCGCAGGTATTTTTATGTAGGCAAAAAACAAACCGTCAGGACGTTTCTCGAATGAGATTGAGGATGAATCTGTCATTTCCGAAGCTTCGGCCATCACCCCTTCGTCATTCATCAGTGCGAGTAGTGCGAGTCTGATGAACTCTTTTAATGCCTCATCGGTCTCAATCGTGAAACTGTCTTCTTCTGTCGCACTCTCATTGATGATTGTGCGTAAAGTCTTTAGTATATCTTTGACAGGTATCATGAGGCTTAGTCTAATGGATAATTGGGAAATTGTATGCCGTGTTCTTTGCATAATGAGGACAGAGCCTCCTTATTTCCACATTGCGAGCGCGGTACTTTGAATCTGATCTCAAAAAAATCCTTCGCTTCAAGGAATGAGGTCACATTTTCAATATCCTCTTGTATGTCTCTGTCTTCTTGAATGCCTTTTTCTTTGGTCGGTTCTGCGCTTTCGGATTCTTTTTCTTCCTGGTTGGAAGATGCCGGAGGAATATAGGTGCACATCCGCTTTCCAAGGATGCTGTATCTTTGTTTTACCTCTGTTTTCTGTAATACGGAATTTACGTCATTTTCGTCATGTATTACATCTTCATCTTCTTCTATTGTTTCGGTAATGCGTCCTTCCCGATACCATTTGTGCGCCCTGATTTTCTCAGCCAGTTCTCTATCCGTTGTATGATAGGTTGATTTGCCACGGAAAAAAGCGGAGAAGTTGACGTACATCATCCGTCCGCAGTGAATGACTGCAAATGACAGTGAGGAGCTCGCAACGAATTTATAAAGTTTCTTCATACATTATTAATAATGATGAGGTGGATTTCTCCACCTCTGATGATGATTAAGGTTCTATTATACAGTCTGGGATTCAGGAACCGGAATCTCAACATATTCCGGAATGGACAGACGCGCGTGGGCATCTGGGAATCCAAGTGTCCAGCAGGAGAACTCCTGCATGACAACAGCGTCACTGTTACTTATGAACAGTTCTTTCAGATTGTATGTGCTGCGCTCCCAGTTCTGGAATACCCATTTGTCAAGATATTCAGGATCAAGAGAGAAACCTCTTCCGTTGAATCCCCAGGCGTTGAACAGGTCATGGCGGTAAAACAGAAGTTTTGTTCCCATGCTTTCGAATGACTGGAAGTCAAGTCTCCATTTGTTGTAGTCACGTTCCGGCTCGAAGATACGTGTGCGGTTGTTGGTCTTGATCTTGCATAATGCCGCATAGATGGTATTGTCAACAAATACAAGTTTTGTGCGGCTTCCGTTACCGGCACCTTCAATGATGCGTCCTACAAGGTCTACAAGCTCATCCTCCGAGATTACATATTGCTGCACATATTTTCCTTCTTCCACCACAGGATTTCCGGCAGAGTCAAGCACTTTTTCCCAATGTCCGATTTCAAGGTCTTTTCCGGCGCGGTACCAGATACCTTCACAAGTATATACATTGCCTTGTCCGTTCACCGCATGTTTGCTCTTGATTCCGAACAGTCCGGAGGCTTCCATACCGATACGCATGTCTTCCATTGCCATCCGTTCCACACGTGTGAATGACCATTCCACCTCGGTCTTACTCAACCGGTCATAGATAGTCTGCTCTACCTGCATGATAAAACGCTGGCAATATTGTTCGTCCGGTGATGGAAGCTGGTAATACCTTCCTGTAGACACATCCTTTTCAGCGGCCGCGCGCCCCATTCTTAGAAGGACGGTACCCTTTGCAAGGGTCGGAATAAGATAAGGATTCTTATTGTTTGATTGTTTTCCGTTTACGGCATAGACAAGCGGAAGGTTGGTCTCACTGTTGATTGCGTGCACGCGCAGCATCAATGGGTGTTCAGGATCCACTTCATCGGTACCGGATTTGTAACCGGAAACAAACGTTCCGTCAGCGTTCAGGACAAGAAGCGTATCCATTGCGCCCACAATGTTATTATCCTCCAGTTCTATCGCTTTCGGAGTCTCGGTAGTCATGGCTTCAAGCTGCTTGGCAAGGGTAGCCCGTAGCGGACGCTGTCCGACACTGTAGTACTTGATTACGATGCTGTCCGATTTGTTTGTCGCCCCATGGCGCAGAATCTGATCAATAGGCGTGCCGGTAAACTTCATCTCGACAATTGTCTTGTCGATCTGCTTCACGTACCATTCCGCGTCCATGATTTTCTCGTTCTTTGTTACGGAACTTTCCCCGCCTACTACCTTTCCGCCATCCCCTAGATCCTGGACTGAGCCTCCGTCCGAAGCATCGGCGGCACATGCATAACCTCCCCCGGTCGCTCCGGCAAGGAACATGAGCAATACGGAAAAGAAAAATTTGAATGTTGATTTTAACTTTTTCATTGTTCTCGATTTGTTTTTAAATTTATAAATAAAAGTTGTGATATGAGCCTGAAAGCGATAGACGATTAAATACGTCTCTTCATGTCTTTATAACGTTGTAGGGTAGGATCCTCCACTTTTTCCTCACCTCCTCCGTTCCCGCCTCCTCCAAGGTCTGTCGGAGCTTTTTCCGCAAGATTCCTGTGTATAGCTCCCGGACGTGCGGTACGTCCCTGTTTACGTCCTTCCTCTCGGGCGGCTTCTATTTCCATGTCCATATTGAAGGCATGGATGATTCTTTTCCAGTCTTCCGCATCCAGTTCGTGCCGGATAATTTTATGAATGATACCGTCTGTATCCTGTGTTCCGTACAGCCATTCCAACATGGAAACTACATTCGCCTCATCAACATTGACCTGCCGCACAGCTTCTGTCAGTGCCTCATCTGTTTTGCGCAGCTTCTCTTCCGCATCTCTTTTTCTTTTTTCCTCATCGGCCGCCTCCTTTATCCGGGCAGCTTCTTTCTCTTTTGCTTTTTTGATGGCCTCTTCCGTTGTTGCAGCTTCCCTGATATCATCCCCGTAATTGGTTATCAGATATTCCACAAGAGAGAACGGTTCACCGTTCTCATCCATGCCGCTTGCCAGACCGGTCAGGATGCCGGCGGCTCTTGAGTCTCCTGCAAGAACTTTGTTGAGGTTCTCTCTCTGTGATTCACTATCGTCATAACGTTTGAAAGAGTCATCAAGGAATTCGCCGACAGCGAGGTCGTCCTCAAGGTCGAGGTCCGGATTTCTGGATGAAACAATATCTCTCCATGATTTTCTTTCTTTTTTTTCTTCCATGATATGTCATTGTTGTCTTATACTGACAAATTTAGTAGTATTAGTTCAAGCCGGATTGATATAATGCAATCTACAGGAAGTACATTCGCTATCATTTAAACAGGAGGTCACATGAAGCACAAGGGAAATATCAGCGAAATACAATTAATAAGGAACAAGGAGATTGTACGTACATTCATTGAATTGAAAAAGACGTGTACATTCTCTTACTACAAGGATATATGCAAGGAAATTGCGGGTATGAAGGCGAAGCAGCATTATGTCAGTGAGGACCGGGCTTACGTGATCTTATACAGATATCTGACTGAAGGTAATATACCTGATTGCAGTCTGTATAAATATGAAATGTATTCCAGCCTGATCCGCTGTTGCCTTGATATCATGAAAAAAAAATCGGAGGCAAATCTCCGTCTTATCGTAAGACTTGCGATAGAGAGACCTTCTGATTCATTTGGGATAAGTCCTGACCGTATACAGCATATTTTATGGAAAGCTGGGATGAAATAGGTATATCGCTATGAAAATGAGATATTCCATGGGGCTTTACTTGTGCATGACCGTGTTGTTGCCGTATCATGAATTCCTGTCAGGAAGTCACTGGCTTTATATGTTCGGACATGCCGGATGGCTTCATTATCTTTTGAACGGGATGGCATGGGCTTTTCTATGGAAGGTGATAACCCCTGCACGGACGCTGGTCGCATGGATATTCGCTGTCGGAATATCATTTTTCATTCCTTCCGGCAGTCCTGTGATCGGATGGAGTGTCATTATCTACTATTATACGGGCTTGTGCCTGTCCTCCATGGATGGGGGAAGGCGTAACAGGCTGTTTGCCATAACCGCTCTCGGTTTCTTTCTGCCGCATATTGCGGGTGGATATCATGCGGCTATGCTGGCGGCCGGATGGATATTGCGTAAACTGGAGGTTGGATGGCAAAGAACATTAAAATAAACCATATAGAAACTCTTTTCTCAGCTGTTGTCATAAGGAATGCGGAGGAGATGATCCGCAGGAACCGTGAGCGGGAAGCGGAACTGTTCAAGTCCTACAACCCGTTGACAGGGGAGAACGCTCCCGGAAAACGGAAGAGGATATGTCTGGATGATTTTGTAAATTCATCTGTTTTCCTTCCTGTCGAGATGTTCTCCACCGGTTTTATCTATAAATTGAATCTTGCCGGAAGTATAGAGGAGTTCTGCTGGCAGACATACGGGGAATATAATGAGGACCTTCGTAATACTGTCATTCAGGAGTTTCTCCGTTACTGGGCCAAATACGACTTTTATTTCTATTGTTATGCGTATGCACGTATCAAAAACAAGGAAGGAGGGGAGGATGTGCCTTTTCTTCTACGTCCGGCGCAGGTAAAGCTGGCTGAGACATTTGAAAGAATGCGCCGTGCCGGCAAACCTATCCGTGTCATATTGCTGAAAGCCCGTCAGTGGGGAGGATCCACATGTACACAGATATACATGTCATGGATACAGATAATGCATGTGAAGAGTTGGAACAGCATTATTGTTGGACATCAGGGGGATAGCGCAGCTGAAGTGAAGGATATGTATGTCAAGCTCATAACCCAGCTTCCTGAATTCCTTTTTTATGAAGAGGGGATAGAGTTTGACGGCTCTCTTCCGAAGATCAAGGGAGGGGGAACTTCTAACATAAGTCTTATACCTTCCCGAAACTGCAAAATCAAGACGGCAACCGCGATGAATCCGGATGGCGCCCGTGGTGGTGATTCGGCCATGGCGCATTGTACGGAGGTGGCGTTTTGGCCTCAGACGGAAAAGATGGATCCGCAAAAACAGGTGAAATCATCCTGTTCGGGAATCCTGTACAAACCGTATACGATGATTGTGTATGAAAGCACGCCGAACGGGCAGAATTTCTACAAGGATGAATGGGATCGTGCCAATGGAACGGATGATCATGGGGAGAGACTGTCCGCATTCGAGCCGTTGTTTGTCGCATGGTGGGAGATAGAGGAATACCGTCTCGATCCGGAAGATATGCTGGAATGGGCCTGTACCCTGATAGAAAGGCGTAACGATAAGTCCGGAAACTGGGACTATATGTACTGGCTGTGGACTATTGGAGCGACATTGCAAGGCATCTACTGGTACAGGCAGAAGATGAAGGAATATGCGGACATACAGGACATGCAGCAGGAGTATCCGTCCGATCCGGTGGAGGCATTCAAGTATTCCGGGCAGCTTGTATTTGACATTTACAAGGTAGAACAACTCAGAAGGTTCTGCCGTGAGCCGGTATTCCAGGGGGATATTTCCGGAAAATCCCCGAAAGGTGAACAGGCTGTCGAAGGGCTGAAACTGTTCAGGCGTAAAGGAGGGGAATTGAAAATATGGGAGATGCCAGACAAGACATGGAGGTTGGAAAACCGCTACTTTGTGTCAGTTGATATCGGGGGGAAATATAGGACGAGTGATTACTCTGTGATTACTGTGCTGGACCGCGCGGATATGATGGCCGATAGCGGAGTGCTCAATGAGGACGCTGGACCGCGTGTGGTGGCGGAATGGTACGGGCATACAGATCCGGACCTGCTTGCGATCAAATGTGCGCAGATTGCGTCATTCTATAACAATGCTCTGCTCATTGTCGAGAACAACACGGCTTACAGTAAGCTTAATGATGTAGACACAGACAACGTCAGCGAATTGTTCTTTCCCATTCTTATCCCTCTTTATGATAATGTATATGCGCATAATCGGAGCGAATTGGAAAAAAGGAGCCAGAAAGAAACCAGATGGGGGTTTAATACCAACCGTAATACAAAAGTGGCCATTATTAAGTATATGGAACAGTGTGTGCGTGACAAACTGTGGATAGAGCGTGAAACCGGAATGATAAAGGAATTGGGATGGTACATGAAATATCCGAACGGCAAATACGGCGCGCTTGCGGGGAAGCATGATGATCGGGTAATGAGCAGGGCAATAGGATTATACGTGAGCCGTTTTGAATGGGACAGATATCCGGTGAGGGTGTTGCCCACTATGGAAGAGAAAATGAATAACATGAAACGCCTCAACAGGTCGGCGACGGGTGCGGAGGCTATATTATATAAAAATTAGTAACATTATGGGAAAAATTAAGTTGTTTTTGAAGGCGGTAAAAAGCCTTGTGCAGAAACGCAGGATCGCAAGTCTGTGGAAGTCCAGCTTGTTATTGAAAAAGGCGATAGAAGAGGCTGAGGAAAAGAATAAACAGGACGGAAGGCGTTATTTTGTCATATGGGATCCTGCACAACAGAAGCTCATCTCTATCACTTATGATTATTATAAGGACAGGTGGGACAGTTATAAATATCTTCTTCATCGGGGAAGGTTCCGTATGCGAATGAACCGAGGGCAGTTGAAAGAGATGTGCTTTTATTACACGAAAAGCAAGAACGGCTTACCTTCCTGTCAGGACGAGGAAAGAAAGGAGAAAATGATAGAATGGCAGAATTATTATCATCGTCTACTGGTTAGTGACAGGATTCGTGTTATTTCTCGTTGCTGGAATTTAAAGTCATTATGGAAGAAGATAACTTTGCGCTCAAATAAAATAGCACATAAGTATTAGTTTAAGGTTTTAGGGACTCGGGCTTGTGAAAGTCTGAGTTCCTTTTATTATATACATTTCATTGTGAAGCTCTTGCTTATCTTTGAATAATAAAAAATATATTTATATGGAAAGATTTGATTCTTGCTTTCATCCTTATCATGCATGTGATCCTCATCCGAATGAATATCATGAAAATATTCATTATACGCCTGATCAGATTAATGCATTGCTGGGGCTTATTCCTTATAAGGCGGACAGAGCCGAAGTCCCTAAAATGGAAACGTTGAACGATGTCAATTATATAGGTCATGTGGCAACTTCTGAAGCGTTGCCGGACAAGATGGAACAACCGTCATGGGCACTTGTCGGCAGTGTGAAGAAAACAAAGCCGTACTTCTACTATGTTGAAGGATTTGTTCCTAAAGGATATCGGGCCGGATGGAATGATTTGAGCGGTGTTCTGGGAACTTATGATCTCACAGTCGATAAGGTGAGCATCTTCGATTATAATCTGCTGACTGAATATAATGTAAGCCGTAATCATACCCAAGATACCCGGATATTCTCACATGATTGGAAGGAACAGAGATATTTCAGTGCATTTCCTGATTATGTTGAAGGGAAGAAATACAGACCCTGTGATCGTGTCAACATGCCGGGGTACACAAAAACGTCATTTGTAGCACAACGAAGCACGTCCGAGGCCCCTTTTGTTGTAAAGAAGAGCAATGTGTTTACTTTTGAAGATGCCATAGCGCTTGTACCGGAGGAATACAGAATACCCGGCATGAAGGTCACGTTTGTTTCTGCTTACACCAATCAGGCTGAAACATGGTATTTTAAGGGAAATTCTGCTTCGCTTTGGAAAGACAAGAAAAGCTGGTGGAAGATTGATTTAGAGGCGGAGCGTAATGAGATTCATGCTGAAGAGGTATTCATTCAGAAGATGGAAGCACCGGAGATGGTGGCTGATAGGGCCATAGCGGATGAGAACGGCAACCGTATACCGGACACTTATCTTACACGCAAAGCTGTCAGACGTCACATTGAGGATACATTCAATGATATGTTCATTGATAATCCTCCTACCGTGATGGACGGGATGATAACGCCCGAGATGCTTAGTGAATCCACCAAACAGCTTATCGGTAACAAGAGCATAACCAATTTTGCGGATGATGAGGATATTACATCGGTTCACGGTCAACTGAAACTGGCTAATAAAAGGTATGATCCGAATAATTACTCAGGGAAGGGAAGATGTTATCTGCGCAAGAATCTTGTGGCAGGGCGAAATATTCTGACCCAGTCCATGATATGTTGGTCTGATACGATTTATGTCATACAGTATGATTATGATTTGGAGGGGAAAACTATCACTATTCCGTCAAAATGCACTTTAGATTTTCAAGGAGGGGGATTTAGTAATGGTACTGTCGTTGGCGACAATACCAAAATTGAAGCAGGATTGGAAAAGATATTTGGTGCTATAACAATAAATGGTAGCTGGGATGTGGCGGCAGCTTGTCCTGAGTGGTTTGGGGCACTTCCAGATGGAGTACATGATTGTACTGAATCTATACAGGATACCATTAATAATTTTGATATTGTTAAATTAAACAATGGAATTTATTTTATAGGTAATACGATTCAGGTAAGAAGTAATATTACTTTGTTTGGAGAAAAAGGTAAAACTATCATAAAATCTCCAACTACTAAGGAGTTTGATGTAAATGATTTACCAAATGCGAATACCCTTCCTTATATTTTTTACTCTGAAAAAGCTGTGAAAGTTCTATTTAGAGGGCTTTCTTTTATATTGGGGGATTACTATAATGGTATAGGTTTTAGGCAAAGTGTCAATGGGGATACGGATGAGTGGGACGCTAAAATATATGTAGAAAACTGCCATTTTGAGCATGGGTATAGAGCTGTAAGTATTGAAAGGACTTATAGAGAATGTAGAATAATAGATTCTATCTCATATTACGCATGCGGTGACTATGCTTTTTTTATGGAAGGAACTGATAATTCTATTCATAATAGTACGGTTGGGAGTTGTCAACAAGGAGGTATTTATTTATCTCAAAATTCAAGAATGTCTAATTGTAAAGTTTTTGTTGCCAATAAAGCCTGGAGATATAAATATGATGCTGTTACTCCTAGAAGTAAATACGCAGTTTATGTAAGTGGCAGTTATTGCAATGTAACAGGCTTGGATATTCAACAAAATTGTGCAAATGGTATTTATGTGGGAGGACATGATAATTATATTCAAGCTGTTCTGAATGCTAATGGGTATCAAAGAGATAAACAATCCTCAATATTATGTGCTAATGCCGTTTTGAAGTGTAGTAATAGTATATTAATATTTACTTCAACCACAGGCTTTTTAAATAGTTATGTATCTCATTATCTATATTCTGTAGGAAGCCCAGCTTATGCTGTTAAAGGTAATTATATAAATATAAATACGCATGATGAACCAGGAGAAGATACTCCTTATGTGTTAAGCAATTTTTCAGCTTTTAATAATATAATATTTAATGGAGCGAATATAACTAAATGCCATAATCTTCCTGAGGATTTTGTTAAAAACAACATTCATTCAGAAAATGTATCTAGGGGAGAAAGAATGTATGTTACAGTTGGTGCTGGTAAAGCGGTTTCTTTTGATTTGGATGTTACAACTTTTATCACACAATATACTGTTATACATCAGTATTTAACTTTTATAGTTAATCCGTCATTAACAGTCGTAGATACGCCCTTGTATGAAGTTGGAAGATATAAATTAATAGTAAATGTTGACAACATAGATTATACTCTGAAAACCGATATGTTCCAAAACGGGTTAGTATCAATAGAATCTATTAAATATTTATACGATATAATACCGGATCCGAAGGATTCACAGTGTAAATTAAGATGGGAATTAGCAAATACAAGTAAATCCGCTATAAACTTGGCAATTGATTACCCTATAATTGAAATATATAAAAATAATACAGGTTATGGAAACAGTTATGAAACTAATATTATTCCGACGGATTTGAGTAAAGATTTTTGTAAGGATAAGAAGGGAATTTATGGGAAAGTTGCAGATAATACTTATGATATTAATTTGGGGATTATAAGGTTTAATAATGCAATTTCTGATTCTCCGGAATCTTATGAATACATTAAGATAACTAAAGTTCCGACAAGCGGTTTTCGTTTTTTATATTCGACATATAGGATATTAACCGAATATTCTTTGCTATATATAGATAATAAATTGTATATACTATCTGATAGATACGATACTGGCAATGATTCTTTTTTAAATATAAGATGGATATTTGACCCTGTTTCTTATACATTAGACATTTGGATTAAAGTTTCTTCAAAATATGGCAAATTGATAGTGAGAGATACCAAATGGGCTACTCTTAACACTTATGAGTGGTTCCCTAAAAATACAGATCCATATCCGGTAGAGGCTGTTGATGCTGAATTTATTACCTCGGATATACTTACTTTGCCTGATACTTTAATTGGGATAAAAACCTATGATACGTTTGGAAATATATTAACTTGGTCTAAGTCTGATTGGTTAAATCCTGACGGAACTTTAGTGACAAAGGTTGTTTTCGCAAGTAAATTAAATGATTTTATTAAAAGTAATACTATATATAATATTATCAGATATATAGATTTAGAAGGAAAAACTCTTACTGTTCCTGATAATAGCGTGCTTAATTTTATTGGAGGTACTATTGGAAATGGAACTATAATTGGAAATAAAACTAAAGTCATAAATCTAAATGTTGATAGAATTGTTTTATCAGGGACTTGGTTTGATTCAGGAATTACTTCTAATAGACCTACTAATGTTTTAGTAGGATTTCAATATTTTGATAGTACATTGTCGAAACCTATATATTATAAAGGTAATAATGAGTGGGTTGACGCTACTGGGGCGACAGTATAATAACGATAATTAAAATAAAAGCCATGTTACAAGGATATCAAATAAGAATGCTAGAAGAGTATAAGCAACTTAATGACCGGGTAGAAAAGTTGGAGAAATTCATCAATGAATCTCCAGTGTTTTATAAAATGGAAGTGCATAAACAAATACTTCAGCGTTGGCAACTGTCGGCAATGAAATCATATCGTGATGCCTTAAAGAGAAGATGTCTGGCAGAAGGATTTTCTCCGTTGACTGGGGATGGTCTGGAATAAATGTTAATTCTATAACTTTTTTAAAAAACATCATGGAAGATAACAACATACAAGATTCTTGCTGCAACAGCAAGTATGCAAGTATCAGGCAGATGGACAAGCTTGATGAAATGTTGGGAAGAAGATTCCCTTTCTATCCTCGTACAGTGATACAGGCGGTACATGACGGAAGAACCGGCGCGTCGTTGGAAGCGATACTGGCACAGTATAACAATATTTATGTGCAGTATCAGGGTACAGCGGGACGTACGAGAAATATTGTTCCGAAAGAAATGAGGCGTAAGGGGATCATCATATCATACGTGGATATGCAGGGGAATGCCATAACCGAGAAATGTGTGAATGATGCACAGAGGGACAACTTTCACTGGGGGCTTGATGTCAACTGGGTACGTGTGGACGAACTAACACTCTCTGGAGATATTTCCGTATCGGTAAAAGGCACATGGGTGATTAACGGTGAGGATACCGGCATAGCTGCTTTGGGGCCCAAAGGGGATAACGGACTTACCCCGTGGCTCAAAACGATAGATAACAAGCTTCACTTCTCCTATGATAACGAGACATGGGAGGTGTGCTCGGATTACATTGCAGCTTATTTCCGTTTTCAGGATAACAAATTCCAGATATCGCGGGATAACAAAACATGGTCAGATCTTAGCGGAGAAGTTACAAACAGTTTGTCTATTAAAGCCTATGTAACAGATAAATCACAATATCCTAATCCTAAGCAGGGTGATATGATTATGGTGGGACCTACCTATGCGGACGATGATACCGAACATACCAAGCCCATCTACCACCTGAATATTTATAATGCCGAAGGATGGATAGATAATGGCCCGTTCCAGTCCATCAATGCCGGTGTGGTGCAGGAACTGGGGAATAGCGAAACTGAAGTCATGTCACAGAAGGCTGTAAGTGAGAAATTTTCCGAGTTAGAATTAAAAACAGATTTAGTTTTTAATTCTACAAAATTAATCAATACTACTACCCCACCGCTATCAAATATCGGGGAAGGTTATACGGCTGCTGGAAGTACGGCTGGCAATGGATGGTCTAAATCTGATTTTATACCTATTAATTATGGCGATAAGATAGAGTACAAGCTTGATGGGTGGCAAAATTTCTGTATAATAGCATTATTTAATGCTAATAAAGAAAGAATAATCGAAGGGCAGATAGTAGGGAAAACAGGAATTTTTAGTGGCTCTAACAATTTTGTCTCGGGCGTTTTTGTTAATACTGACAATAATGTAAAGTTTGCGATAGCTCAGACAAGACAAGAAACTGTGGGTTCTGTATCTATTAAAGTTACTAATTACACGAATGATTTTATTAATAAAGTTGAGTTTGAGGCTTATAAGAAAGAAAATGAAAATGGGGAAAAAGAACTAACAGAAAGTATTGCACAGATAGACGGAGTGTTATATTCTAATGAGGAGGATAATATAATTATCAACAATTCATCTGGTAATGGTATTGCCTATTCAAACGGTAATAACGCTGGTAGTGGTCATTATGTAACAGAAAAGATAGCAGTATTTGAAGGGGATAGAATTGATTATACCTTATCAGAAGCAAGTAATTTCTGTATGATTGGCGCGTGGAAAAATGGGGTGTATTCTCAGTCTGATTCAGTTGCTGGAATTGCGTCTTTAACGAGCGGTACATATATTGTACCCAAAGGAATTACAGAAGTTAAACTTGGAACAAACGTATATCAAGGGGCAACAGCCAAGATTATAAGAAAAGAATTTAGATTTGCTACAAAAGAAGAATTTACTAAAATTAAAAATATAAAACCATTCAACACAGATATAGATGAACATCTAATTGATGAGGTGTGTGGAAAATTCTATGGAGAAAGAGCTATTGCCCATAATAAGTATATGACTTCTGCAAGTAAGATTGTATATGTTGATACAGTTGGAGGTAACGATGATGATAATGGATTGTCTCAAGATACAGCTGTAAAAACTCTTACAAAAGCAAATGAAATACTTATAGATGGTGACACTCTGTTAATAAAAAGAGGTAGTGTATTTATTGCCGAAGAAACTATTGAAAAAAATGGCATTATCATTGATTGTTATGGTGACCCTACAAAAGAAAAACCAACTTCATACAACCTTATCGATGTAACAAATTCTATAAATATAGAAAAAGTAGTTGGTTATCAGAATATATATAGAATTGCATGGGAAAACAAAGGCGCAAGTGGAAGTGACAGAGCTGCAATACAAGTATTTGTAGATGGGAAAGCCTGTGGGGACTGGACGATATATACAAGATATGCTCCAAGCGACTATGACGTAATAACCCAAGAAGGAGCAATGAAGTATCTTGATGAAAATGTAGATGACGCTGCGTGGTGCGATGCTTACTTAAACAATGGGTTCAGTAATGGATGGGAACCTGGAACAAATTATATATACTTTGCAGTATCATTTGACGCAACAGACCAGGCAACGCTAAATAATCACAAGATTCAAATCACAAGAAGTGTAGGGCAGTTGGTTAAGTTTACAGGAAAAGATACCGACTTGCGAAACTTTATATGGCAAACAATATGCTTTAATGTAGTTGACCCGTGTAAATTTAACGAAAATGTAGAATTATACAATTTTGTAAGACATGGATTCCATTATGAATGTTCTTGGTTTATGAACTGCAAAACAGATGTTTTGGAGGGTATTGGTAAACATTATCATTATCAGCCTAAGAACGACCAAACGTATTATGAGGAAATTATAATTTTTGGATGTAAGGCTATGAGCCGAAGACAAGACAGACAAGGCGAGTTATTTGATGGGCATGGAACTAATACGTCTACTCCCGTTGTAACATATAATAGGGCATACGTTATTAATTGTTATGCAGAAAACTTATTATATGCGTCAGATTCTCCCAATATAGCTAATACCTATATTAAAAATCTTGTATTGAAAGATTGTGCATCTATATCAGTTTATAGAAATAATACTATAATAGACGGTGTTTTTGGAACTCTAAATCCTATATCTAACACTCCAATAATAACCACTCCGTCAAAAAATGGAAATGGTTTATTGAAGAACGTACATTTAAATATAAATTCTGAAAATGGCGGAACATATTTAATGTATGATACTGGATATAACAAAGAATACGGTAATATGGTGTTTGACGATGTTTGTCTGTTGGTGCGTAAAAAAGCTGAAAATGCAGGGAATTATGAATTGTCAACAACATTTGCATTTTGGAATGGCAATTCAAATTTCAAATTTAAAGGATGCACATTTGCCTGCAAGCACGACAGCGGTGTTAAAGAAAATTTCGCAAGAAATACGGATGATACGACAGATTTTTCATTAATGCAATTTGAAGATTGCATAATTGCAGGTATTGTAAATAATAAAAATTTATCTAATGATGGTATAACTTGGATTGATAACACAGATGATTTGTTCTTGTCAGAGTATCTGCCAAGGCTTATGTACGTTAATGGAGGATTAAGAATTTTAAAGAACTTGTAGAGTAATTAGAAAAGTTTTTTTTGTAAATAAGCCAACTGGCGCAGTCTGCCTCTGCGCCAGTTGGTTTACGTTTTAATATATTCCTAATATTTGTTGATTAGTTGAAATTAAATAATTTTTCAAAGTTTCCATCACTAAAGGCTGTTTCTAAGTTGTGTATCTTTTCGTCTCTTCCCTCTTTTAAAGAGGTTATATGTAGGATGTTTGCTGCAACATCCCAAGTCTCTAATCCGAATTTATTAAGATACTCTTCTACTGCTTTGTCTATACCGCCAAAATCATTTGTAGTGTCCAATCCTGCTACAATAATTGCTTTTTTCTCTGCACTGACACCAATACATTGAATGGAATCAAGTCCTTTTTGCTTTACCCTATAGTAGTTGAATACAGTTGTCTCTTTACCGTTTTCTTTCACTATCTTTTTCATGAAAGGAAGTTCTGGAGATTGTTCTAGTAAAACTACTAAATCCCAATTTATAGTTATTGTTTTACCTGGAACTTCAGTGAATACAGTATCAATACCATCCATATTGCTTGAAGAAACTGTTTTATTAGCTTTATTGCCACAACTAGCAAATACAGCTAAACATGATAAAAATAAAAATACATTTTTCATAATTATTAATTTTAAGATTTTCATAATCGCAAATATAGCGATTTGTTCATGAATGTAAAATATTTGCATGGAATTTATTATCTTTGCATCGCACATAGCGATGTGCATCAGGATTTGGACGGTTCCGATATAGTTTCGGACCGTCTTTTTTTTGTTTTCATACTGGTTGGTCTTGTGTATGTTTATCCAATATGTGACAAGGGCGGCTGTCTTTCCCAGATTGCCGCCCTTCCTGTTCAATAATGATTAGTAATCAGGTATAACAAAGGTATACAAAGATATAAAACAATCTTATTAAAAACAATCGGTAATGTAAAATCTTGAGATTTACATTGTAAATTACAATTATATGCGTATTTTTGTGCAAAAAATATAAAGTATATGAAAAGGTTGGTTATAGCTTCATTGTTTCTGTTTCCTTTTTTGCGACAAATGCTGTGGGATGGATAGATGTTTAAGATACATGAAAACTATGAGTCTTTTTCTTGTTTTCTATGGGATGAAATATTACTTCCCTAGCTGGATATATGTTTGTTATACCATATATAAAGAATCTGAATAATGTGATTGGTTTGATTAGCCTCTCCCGAGCTATTGAAAAGTTGAATTAAATAAATTACTGTTATGCTACAAAGATTAGAAGTTATTGATTTTTTGCGAGGATTCTCTATTTTTACCATTGTGTTAATGCATTTGTTGCAAAGTTTTCCGATAAGTCCGTTCTTAATGGCTGCTTCATCTTTTGGTGGGGCAGGAGTACATGTATTCATCTTATGTAGTGGATTTGGACTTTATTTATCATATTTAAACAGACCGCTTACTTATATTCAATTTTTGAAACGACGTTTTTTGAAAGTTTATTTGCCGTACATAATAATTATATTGATAAGTGCTCTGATTCCTTTTTATAATACCTCATCGGATAAACTTCTCCAAGTACTTAGTCATGTATTCCTTTTTAAAATGTTTTTCAATGATTTGGAAAGTTCTTTTGGATTGCAGATGTGGTTTGTTTCAACAATTATTCAGTTTTATTTGTTATGGCCTTTGTTGTTGAAACTATTTAATAAATCTACGGGGGTGATTTATGCTTTGCTGATAAGTCTGTTATGGACTACTATTGTAGCGATGCTTGGGAAAAGCGATGTGCGTGTATGGAATAGTTTCTTTTTACAATATCTTTGGGAATTTGTTTTAGGTATGTATTTAGCTAAATGCTATAAACTTAATGCAAAAATAGTCAATTCGTTGAATTTTAATATATTAGTACCTGTCTGTATAATATGTGTTGCTCTTACAGGATTTGCTGGAATAAAAGGAGGCATTTGGAAATTATATAATGATATTCCTTCTATGATTGGATATTTGTTTGCGTTGTTGATTATATATAAATTACATATAAAACCTATTAATGGCTTATTTATGTTTACTAATAAGATTTCTTATGAATGGTACTTGGTGCATATACTGGTCTTTAGTTGTACTTTTTATTATTTGTATAAGTTGGAAACTTTTAGTATGGTAGTAATAGCTGTCATTTCATTTATTCTTTCGTATGTTGTGGCTTGTTTATATCATTGGATTCTTGGTAAGATGAAGGTATGTTGAAATAATAAGATTCATTATAAACAATAAGATCTTGGTGAAATGAAGAAACTGGTTCTTATGGTGCTGGAGGAGAACAGGATATTGCGTGAGATGCTTGCCAAGGAGTGGGAGCGGGGAGGATGTCATGCTCCCATGACTTTGAGTAAAGGAGGAAAGTGATAAAATCAGTTATAAAAGTTGGCGTTTACATTGTGATTGCCAACTTTTTTTATAGCTTTGCATAAAAAGTATGCAGAATGGGAAATTTCATCAAGCAACAGGAAGAAAAGAAGGAAGTGAAGGAAAAGGATAAAACCAGACGTGAAAGACTGGCCGGATATTTCTTCGATTTGTCCAAGTTGGTATTTGCCGCTTTGGTTTTAGGTGGTATAACTCCCTTATTTACCAATGAACCAAACAAGATGAATTGGGTTACAATCATATTGGGTATTTTCTCTACCTATATATTGGCAAATTTTGCAAATAGAATTTTAAAATAAGAAATAATATGGATGCATTGACAACGATTTTTTTAATAACTAGCGTCATAGGTTCCGCATTGGTTATTTGGTCACACACCAAGTCTGGAAAGAAATGGCTTGCAAACTTATAATAGGTGTATATGGGGCATCTATAATCCGCAAAATTAGATATCTACTCATAATATTACGAAAGAATTTTGATTTACATTTTGAATCGAAATATAATTTAGAAACATATCTAAATTACTATCTAATTGTTAGTCTTATTTTTAGATTAAAAATTAAATATCTATTTTTGCAGAAAAACAAATGGTTTTTGATGAATTTTTAAAACTGAAGGTGAACTTTTAGGGTTCTGTTATTGTTATGATTAATCTAAAGACTAAAGCTGATGAGAATTACGATGCTTTTGTATTATTGAAGGATAATGGCAAACTTAATTCTTCAATACATTGTGCTTATTATTCAGCTTTTTTATTATCTATATATTCATTATGTGTGAGATTTGGATATCTTTATGAAGATATACAGAATAATTCAAGAGGAAAAGATAATCATGCTTATATCAGGAATGAGCTGGGAAATAAGATACATCAAGCGAAACCATTAGATTATGTTGAGTTTCACACTTGCCTTGGTAAATTAAAAAAGGAACGGAAAAAAGCTGATTATTCGAAAAATCTGGTTACAAATAAAGATGTAGTAAATATACAAGATACTATAGATAAATTCAGAGATTTGATAATTACAAAATATATTTGATTATGGATGCAGTAAAAGATTTTATCATTGAACGATTAAAGAAACTTAGTAATATGTTCAAGGGCATTTCTATCAAATATGCGTTTGACAGTATAACTGAATTTCATATAATTGAGATATCACCGGAAAATATTAGAAGAAGAGATGATGAATACATAAGGTGGGAGTCTGATATGTGGAATGATTTCTTTGCCATGTTCCCAGATGAGGATTTGCTTATTTCGGAGCCTTGCGAGTCTAATGATATGCATAATGTGTTATTTGACAATATTCCGATTGTGGATAGTGGCAATTTGCTTTATTGTATAGATTTAGATTTTGGTGAGATGGATTCTTTTTTAAATATTGACACTATAGATTTGTTAGCAGCGTGATTATGGCAGAAAAAGTAGCAAGTTTCCGTTTAAAGGAATATAAGATAAATAAGGCTAGTATAGAATTTGATCCTGATAAACCTCTGTCTAAAATGTCAATAGAGATCGAGAGAAAAGGTGATATAGAGGAAAATAATATTTATAGGATAAATATGTATATTGGTGTTTCTGATGAAACGAACAATTTCAAAATCAGTGCAAACATGGTAGCTTTGTTTGAATTTGATTCTGAAATATCTGAAGAGAATAAAACTAGTTTTGTAAATTCGAATGCGCCAGCCATTTTGTTCCCCTACTTTAGGGCATATATATCTACATTGACATCTCTTTCTGGAATGCAACCTGTTATCTTGCCGACAATAAATTTTGCTAGAATGCTGGAACAGCAGGAGAAATAAGTAAACATTAAAGGGTTATCATTATTGGTAACCCTTTAATGTTATCGTTTTATTGTCTATACACCTTTTCAACTTCTTTTTTCACTTTTTTAGTGATAGTCTGTTTCTTGTATTTTTTTTCCATATCTGGGTATTCCGGATGTTCTTCCAACCATTCTTTTTTATCTTCGGCTTCGTCATATTTTCTTTTGAGTTTTAGGAACTCTTTTTCATTTTTCAAAGTTTCCTTCTCTTTTTCATTGAGGTTGTTGATGATGTATTTCTTTTTTATTTCAGAGTCTTTCCTTTTAGATGTTCCGTCTGAATAGGGCAGTTTCTTTCTGTAGTCATTAAACAGTTTTCCAGCCTCATACATCTTGTTCAGATATTCATAAGGTCCCATATCCTTGTATAGTTTCTCGGCCATTTCCTTTCGTTGGGATTTGGGAAGGTTGATTAGGAACATAAAATCTACAAGGTCGGGGCGTCCTTCCCTTATGGCGGATTCGGCTCCCAGATAAATGTTTTCCAGTGTCTCTACATTTAATCCGGCAAATTTCCCTAATTTGGCGGCCAGCTCCCTTTGTACATTCAGGTTGAATCCGTCTTTTACCGCCTCGCTTATCAGATTTGACATCTCTGTAATGAATGAGAGAGGATCATATTTGTTCCCTTGTGATATGGCGTTGACAAACTGTCCAATGGAAGTTCCTCCCAAGGAACTTAAAGCAGCAGATAAAAATATGCTTTTCAATTGTTCATCAGTGAACCATAAATCCTCATCCCCGTCCCCGTATCCGAATATGGCGTAGATATTGGATATGAGTGGTGCTGTGATTCCTGCAATACCATATCCTCCTGCCGCCCACAAGCCTCCCATTACAAATAGTCCGAAGGTGGCTTTCCTCAGCCCGGTAAGATAGCTGCCCATCATTGTTCTTTGGGCTTCGTCTTTATTCATTCCGGATTCAATGTTCAGATTGTATATCCTTTTTGCTCGTGCCATTTCAAGAAGCCCCTCAATACCCATCCGCTGGTATCCTATGTTGCTGCTTTGGTAAGTGGTCAGCGCCTTGTAGAACACATTGCCGCTTGCCTGCATGGGGGACATCATTTCCGGGCTGGAACTCTGCTGGCTTTCATTGAATGCTATTTCAGCGTTGTATTTGGCTAAATTGGCGGCTTCCTCATTGCCCAGACCTCTTTTTTGCGCACGTTTATATTCAAAATTGTAAACGGCTCTCGCTCCGGCCGCACATGTCAGCGCATCAATAAGCTTGTTGGGATACATGCCTGCATTGGTAAGTTTCTCCAGCTTGTTTTTGAATGCATTTTCATCCTTTAATGCTTCGATCCCCATATTTCCCGTATCAACCCGTTCTTCAAAAGAAGGAAGATACTCCTTCGCCCATTTCATGTTTCCTGCCGGGGTGAATATGTATTTGAACAAATCAGCCTGATACCCCGGATTTCCGCTGTATGCGGAAAATGCCGGATAGGAGAGCACCTGCTTCATTGCGGTGTTGAGTCTGAATGCGATATTGGAACCTGCCCAATACCTTAGTATCTTGTTTAGTCCGTTGTTGAGCGAGTCTTGTTTCTGCTTGTCGTTGAAACTCCGTACGGCCACCTCCGCCGCTCTCATGAAGATATCAAACATTCCTTTATGGTTCGCCTCCATATAGTTCTTGAAAGCCTTGCTTCCCCGCAGGAAATTAAGATCCTGGCGCAGCTCAGCCGTTGCCGCCCAAGTTTCCATATCTCTTCCGTATTTTAGCATCAGATCAAAAGCGTTTCTGCTAGTGTCCACCTTCAGGGTATTTATCGTACGGTTGATTATGTTTCCGGTTATTGTGCTTGGCATACCGATGATTGTTTCTCCCAGCTCCCCCTTTTCACGGATTTCGGATTTGGCTATGACCATAGGGAAATAATTCTCCCGTGAAGCCATGCTGGTTCCCGTCATTCTTACATGGACCGGATTGTACCTTTCTTCTCGTAGCCTTGGAAAGAAGTCGTCTGTGATCCATTCTCCGAGTTTCATGTATTTATCGCCTATAAAGGATTCTATCTCGGTCATGCTGTCTTCCGTCCATCCGTCCGCCTCTAGCTTCATCTTTCCGTCCGGCTGTCTCCATGTGAGCCATACATAGAACGCCTGCCCTTTGTTTAGGTTTGCCTCATACAGGTCGCCCTCCTTATGGTAATTGCTGTCGTACATATATTGTTTGTGAATCCTTTTTTCTGATTTTTGAGAATCCCTGAATACATTTTCCATTGATTTTCCGAACAGTTCCTTTATTTTTTCTTCCAGTTCTTTGTTGTAAGCCTTTACCCCCAAATATATCCTATCGTTGGCTTCCACCACTCCATGACTGCTTTTCATGAAATAATCGTATAAGGGGCCTTTTCCTATGGCGTGGTTCCTGTCTATGGCTTTCAGCAGATAATCGAAACTATACATGGGATAGGCGATAAAGTCACCGATGCTTTGCAATATGGACACAGTTTTTTCCATATTTGTTTCTTTCTCGTTTATACCTTTTATTCTTTTATCTTTTACGGCATTTATTCCCATGCTGATAATTCTTCCCCGGTGCGCGGCTTTTTCCTTGTTCAGCATGGCAAGGCGGCTTTTCCCGGTATCAACAAGTTCTTTCAATTCATTGTACACATTATCGGTTATCCTTATTAACTCTTCCTGCGCTACGGGTATCTGTGCAGCTATTTTCTCAGCCTCCTGCAGATAAAACTTTCGTGCTTCACCCTTGTTGTTGTAGGCGGCTCTTCTGGTGGTCACAAGATCGCCCTCCAGTTTGTCCAGATCTCGTTTCATTTTTCTGGATTCGGCCAATAGTTCGCGTATGGAAAGAGAATCATACTCATCGGCCATAGTCTGTGTGAACACACCTGTTCCTTCCGCCGCTTCATCCATGGCATTCTCTAGCTCTTCCCGGCGCTTCCGTATCTCTTCAACGGATTCAAGTTCTTTAGTTTTCAGCAGTTCGGCTCTTTCTTTTAATAGATTATCCCTTCGGCTTTTCATTTCATTCTGCTGACCGGTAAGTATGGTGATGCTTTCAGGGGATGTCTCAGATTTTATGAGTTTTCCCAGTTTTACAATTTCGCTTCTTACGGCACGGAGTTCACTGTCAGCGCTTGTTAGCAACAGGTCTTTGTAAGCGGATCGTATACTGTCAAACACACGTCTGGTAGCCTCATCAACAACTATCCCTTTTGATACGCCTCTTGTATCCTGCCCGGAAAGCTTCGTTTTTATCATTTTTTGCATCCTTTTCACCGAACTGTCATATTGGGCATAGTTTATCAACTTTTCAACAAGATTTAGTGGTTCCTTGAGTTTATTTGTTGATGCGGCCTTGTTTACTTGGGCAATCAGTGACTTTATCATATGTGGCCCCATTTCTTCTCCCGCTTCCTTGGTCAGTCTTTGATCTATAAAGGAAAGCATGGCTCTTGACGCAGTCTCGTATTCCTCTTTATTTCCTTTTCGTGCCTGATCCAATTGCTTTTTCAATTCCCGTATCTCTTCTTTCAGATTTTTAATAATCTCCTTCTTTTCTTCCTTTCCTGGAATACGGAACAAGGTCTCTCCCTGAGGAACAGACGGGATGGTACGTGAACTGCCTGAGAACTCACCAATTCCCAGTTTTGAACGCATGACGGTTTCCTTTGCCACATCAACAGGATAGTTTGACTGTTTCAGTCTGTTGTGGCTTTCATAAAGGATGTATCTCAGCTCATTGTCCGTCAGTTCAAATCCCAGATTCACTTTCGCTTTACGGAGCATGTCTATAAAGAAGGCTTTGATTCGTGTCCACAAGGACTGCTCCGCAAAGGTAGCCGGTCCGCGTTCGGACAGGTCTGCCATATATTCTTCAGTTGCTGTACGGATGGATATGTTCTCATTTTCCGCCATCCGGTTGATGGCCTGTCTGATTGATGGTGCGGCATTGTTGTATACATTGTCAAGGAAGGTATCGAAGTCCTTTCCGAACAGCTCACGCAATCCCTTATGTGCCACCACCTCATGGAATATAGTCGCCTGTGCGTCCTCCACGGATGTTGTGTTTGGCATATATAGATATACCTTGTTCTCCTTTGGTGAGTACCATCCTTTGATATTGGCTCCTGATTCGATACGTCTGCGCGCCTCGCCTTGTGGTAGCTGGTCTTCGGAAGTGATTTTTTCTATAGGTGTATGAAGAGACTCAGAAAGTTCATTCACTGCTGTATTCATGGGAGCAGACACAGAAGCATAAGCCTCCAAAGCGTCGTTTATAAATATCTGGTCTTCTCGTGCTACATCTTCCGTTTCCGAAGCAAGAGTATTGCGGCGTTTCTCAGGTGTCATATTCATACGGGATTGTACATTACGTGCTTCAACTTCACCTGATAGTTCATTGTATCTGTCGTTTTCTCCACCAAGTCCAAATTTTTCAATAAGAGATTGATACTCATTATAAGCATCCTCATATCCTTCTTTATCATAACCTCGCACCCAAAGATTGAATCCCTTATCAAAAGCATTACGGCTGGGGATAAAGCCATCCCCAAACTCGAATCCATCTGAGTGATATTCATTTACCAAAGCATTATAAACATCCATCTGTGAAGCGTCTTCTCCAAGTTCCTCACGCTTGTCAGCAAACTCTTCAATCATGGACCAGGCATCGCGCTTTTCTTTTAATGCGTCAAGGTATTTTCTATAAGTCATACTGTTTCCACCACGAGCGAATCCTTCAATTGATTGTACGGCATGCTGTACCTCATGCGCTAAGATACTACGGAAATCCGCCCTGTCTAGAACAAACTCATTCACACGTATCAAGTTTTGGCTTCCATAATAAGTCGCTCCCGTATTGCTTGTAGGGGCGTTGTATATCTCCACGCGTATCTGCTTCAACTCCGGATAAGTCTTAAACAAATTCTCATCCTTCACATAATCGTCAAGATAATGCACGTCGTTCGCTTCGTATGTGGCGCGAAGTTCTTCTGCCTTTTCTGATAATTCATCAAAACGGGCTGCTTCTTCTTCCGTCAGCTCTACTCCATCAAACAGTTTGTCGCTTAGCGCATCATACTCTTTGCCCCATGACAGGTTGGACCAAAGTCTGTTTTTTCGCGCAAGTCCTTTCGGATCAATCTCGAAATCCTCCACTTCATATCTCCATTTTCCGTCAGCCCCACGTTCCCAACCTGTAGCCTGCTTGATTTTCCTAGCATTTTCTTTTTCATTTGTTTGGAGAATCGAAAGCAAACGCTTATCTTTGACATCAGATAAAGGCGAGTTACCATCTATTCCAGCTTTTTGTATTGTTGGGGCAATGGATAGTAATTTGCCTTTCTCTATGTTAGTCAGTTTGTGGTCATAATACCGTTCTCCATTGTTTTGATTGGCGATAACAGCTTTCACAGTATAGTCAACACCGGCTATTTTCAATCCACATACATAATAAGAGAATGATTTTACACCGGGATATTTCTCCAAATCTTCGTTGGCAAGTTCTTCAATGAAGACGGAGTTTTCAATAATCTGAGGTACGGCTGCGATAGATTGCAGATGTTCTACATCCTTATAATCATGCTGCAATATTTCACGAATACCTCCCCGACTATTGCCTCCTGTCACAGAGATAATAGCTCCCGTATCTTTATTGATATATTCTCCACGTAATGACTTTCCATATTCCAACGCATTTTTTTTGTACTGTTTCAAGTCATCGCTCGGTTCTATCTCTTTACCCGTAATCTCTATCGGCTCACTCTTCCGCAGCTTCTCAATGCGCTCTTTCTTCGTATTGAAAGCGGATTCCATCTCTCGTGCCACATTCAGGTTATCAAGGCGGGTAGTTGCTTCCTCTGCCTTATCCAGTTGGGATGCGCCTTTCTCTCCAATAAAACGATATCTTACATCCGCTTTTCTTGCATTGAATCGCTTGGAAGGAGGAATAATATTACCTTTGTCGTCACGGGTTATCAGGTCATTCAGTTTTCGGTTGTTTTTTGTATTCTTGTAGCGGTAATCGCTCCTGTCATCATATCCCCATTCGTTGATATCATTTCCGTCCCAATATAGATTTTCGGCTGGTACTTCTTCCTTCATAATTCTGTAATTGCCGTTTAAGGCATGTTCTCCATGAACTTTTACATAGGATTCAGACAGGGAAACCCAGTCACCGTTTCTTACCTTTCCTTCTTTCAATGATTTTGGAACGGCACGATAGATGGTAACGGTCGGTTTTTCTCCTTTGTCAATGGCAGACAATGCTTCATTGATTGCGGCGGCACTTTCATTTTTGTATTGATCCCTGTTCATGCGAAGCTGCTCATTTAAGGATTCGCGTATCTGATCTTTGTTTGCGGCAATGTCAACCATGTTTTTATCAATACCTTCCTCATCATAAGAGGGGGCGCGGTGTGCCATTCTGAATTCATCGGCGGAAACATAACCGTTTCTTCGTGCGGATTCGTGTATGATGTCACGCATACGGGCTTCATTATTTTCTTCCATAGCCTTGAAATAGGCCTCATCCATCTCTTCATCCGTCATCAGTTCAAATTCCTTTAGACGCTTCTTTTCCGATTCGGCTTCTTCCTCCGCACGTTTACGGGCGGCTTCCATCATGTTACGGGCTTTCATTTCCTCTTGCACGTATTCATCTCTCAAGGCATCCACATCACCGAACTTTTCATACAGCTCTTTTTTGATCGGAGAAAAAACTTTTACGAATTGCCCTAATGACAGGTTGGAGTTCTGGAGACGCACATTTCTGCTGATTGATTTGAAAGCATAACTTGCGCCACCCAGATTTTTCATTTTCATGGATTGTGCGTACTTTTTTACATCGGTTTCATCAAGGTTGTGCTTGTTGGCGAAAGAACTTATTTCCTCATTTCCAACCTCGCGAAACCGGATGTCACTGCCTTCGGAAGTAAGTATCTCATTGCTTTCGTCATTCATTGCGCGTAAGCCGGAATATTCGGCTTCAAGTTCCTGCTGTTCCTGGTTCAGTTCCTGTTGCTCGGAGAAAACAGCGTCTCTCTCAACGGAGTCATTTCCGGCTTCTACCAGAATATCCTCCAGTTCTATCTTCCTGTCCTCTATTTCGGCCAGTCTTGTTTCTATGTCCTTCATTCTGTCCGCATTGGCGGATTCTATGGAAGGTGCAAGTTGCACAGGATTCACGCTCTTGTATTCAGAGAACGGCTTTGTCTTTTTTACAGAAGAATCAATCCATTTATAGAACTCATCCTTCGTTACTTCTGTAATGGTACTTATTCGGTTCTCCCAACCGGGAGAATAGTTTGCAAGATAAGAGGAACGTGCTTCATCCATAGACGGAAAACCGTACATTACCTTACTTTCGTCAAATTCACCCTTTTCATTGAGCTGGTCTACTACAAACACATTTCCTTCGGACGGATTGTCTGACAGGAAGATGTCTATATGGTCACCGTCCACGGCTTTCGTGCCACGGATATAGCCGTAGTCGTTGTTCATGGTAATGCTCCATTCCTGTCCGTTGGCATCCTTTCCGCTACGGACGGATCCTTTCGGATTTTCTATGGTAATATCATATCCATCAAGTTTAATGTGACCTTTCTTATAGTTCCCGGCTTCCTTCTGCGCTTCAGTAGGAGAGGTGTCGACCATTTCGCGTGCTTCCGCGATATGGTCTAGGAGTTTGTTTGTGGATGTGTTATCTTGTACATTGTCATTCTGAGGATGCAGTCCTTCATCAGTCTGTCCTTCCATTTGTCCGGATTTTCCTTGATATCCTTCAGTTCCGACGGCATGAACAGGTTTTTCTCCTTGCAGAACCGCATCGCCTCTTTCGCGTATGCCAAATATTCCTCCTTGCTCATCGCTTTTACGCGTTCCGATTCCTTCGTCAGTTGGATTCTCTCTTCTGTTGTCATATTCTTGTTGCTTTATTATTTTATCGGCAAATGTATTATAAAATTCAGACTTTTCTTCATTCGAATAGACATTTGATTCAGAAAAGGCCTCATCATTAACCCATGCTTCATATTCATCCGGAGACATGTGGTATTGTTCTTGGTAGAATTGTTCTTTTAGTTCATCCTCATATTCTTTTTCCGCATCTATGGCGCGTTGCGCTTCTGTGGTTCTGTTGTTTCTTATCATATTGCTGATATCACCAAAAGTTCGGCTTTGTTGTAGAACGGATAGGATCGCGTTTGTGCCGGCCATGCCGGTATTGTCATTTTCCAGTCCTTCTTTCGCCACTATTGCCGGATAACTTTCATGGGCGATGCTTATCAGTCTGTCTCCGGCTTCTTCTACGGTCATACCCCCCTTCTCTTTTTTTCTGAAGATGGAAAGAAATGGCGTCAGGTCTTTGTGACTTAAGCCAGTCATGTTTCTGACACTTCTTTCTCCTGTCATTTGCAGGAACAGGGATTTTCCCAGTACCAAGGATGCAAGCTCTTCCAAAGTTTCCGGCTCGGTACGTGACAGAATTTCCTGAACAAGAGGATTTTCTGGAAGCTCCGTATCCGTTATTGACTCAGATATTTTCGCAGCAGGCTTCTGAATACTATTTTTCCTGCCAGTGTCCGGAATTCCCTCTGGTCCCATGCGTTCTTCACCTGTTCCCTTAGCTTCGGGTCTCTTCTCAGTTCCTCTTTCTTTGCCTTGTTCGCTTGTTTCTGAAACTGGTACGGGCTCATTTGTGTCATTTCCATTCGTGCCAGTCTTACTGCTTTCTGATATTCCATTTGTTTGGTTATTATTAGTTTCTGTTATGGGTATGACAGAGTTGTAGAAATTCTTTATTTCTTCATTCTCCGCTTTTGCTTCTCTAATAGCGTCCCTTATCTCATTTCTTTTTCCCCGTGTGGCGGATGACAGGGATTCATTCAATTTAGCTATCTGTGCATCACTCGCCTCTATATCCTTTCTCAAGTCATCCAGAGCGGTTTCAAGTGATTCTGTCAGATTTGTGTATTGGAATGACTGCTGTGGCGTCAGAAATTCATAATCAATGCTTCCGTCCTTCTTTTTAGGAAAGGAGGATATAAGTTTGTCCAGTTCGGATTTTTCGTAAGTCGGACTCTCTGTGCTTTCCTGCAATGGTTGGTTTCCCATCTCTTTTCCTTCAGGAGCGGTTTCATTTGTTGAACTCTTGGATTTTTTCACCCAATCGGTGTACTCTTGGACGGGAACCGCACCTAACTGGTATGCTTCATTTTCCAATATATTCATTGATACCTCATCGCTTTTGACCTCATTGTACTCATCGGTTGGAACGACAAACATACCTCCGATTTCCTCATCAAAACCGATAATGGTCATACTTTCTCCTTCTGGAGTGATATAGGAGGCGCCGATTTCCGGAGCCGCTTCCGCATCATCTTTTCTTTGTGCGTCAAATAGCGACTGTTTGTATTTGAAATATTGCTCTTCTGTCACGAGTACGGAACCTGTTTCATTACCGTTGTTGTCTATGATCTTCCCGGACCATCCGCCGGGAACTTCCTCATCAAGTACTATCTCTTTGCCTCCTGTATATATCTTGTCACCTTTTTCGGGTTGTAATGCAAGTACTTCCGGACTGAATTTCCGAATTAACTCTTCCTGTCTTCTATTTTCATCCTCTTGTGCGTATTCAGTCCGTATTCCGGCTTTGTCCACATTGTCTTTCATGGCCCGGAGTTGTTCATCGCTGACAGAAACCGGCTCCCGACTTCCTTCCATGAGTACGGACCAATTGCCCATTGTATCCTGACCAACAACAGAAATGCCGGTCATTGTGCCATTATTATCCGCTATGCTGAATGTCTGTCCTGCGGATATGGGCTGTGCTTCCATGATTGCGGCATCGGCGTTGTATGCGCCAAGCATTTGTTCAAGAACTTGATCCCGTCCGACCATTGAGATCTCTGTGTCTGCATTGATTCTTACAGTCTTGGCATTATTCTCATCAAATGAGGCGAATATCGGACCTTCTGGACCGTTTTCCAATGGCACTACCATGAGTGTGCCTGTTTCTCTGGGTTGCCCAGTGGCATCTATACCATTTATGACAACTCCGTAACTGTGCTCCTTATCTCCGAATCTTCCTAACGGAATAGTGACAACTTGTCCTTGGGGAGACATTTGCTGGACTTTGACAGCCGCCTGTTCATATTCGGAAGCATGAGCCTCATCCAATGCGTCCTCAACTGCGTCATGACGGTCTTTCTGCCGTAGGTAGTCCGTAGCCAAACGTCTGGTCTCTTCGTCCATGACATCCAGTATTTCCGCACGTTGGGCGTCATTGGCACCGGCAAGCGCATCTATGGCTTCATCATCCAGTACGGATGAAAGGCGTTCACGGGAAACTTCCTCACGGAGGACTGTCGTGCGCATGGCTACTGGATCATGAGTTGTATAGATATCCGTTCCCTCTTCTTGTGCTGCCGTGCGCTTTTCGGACTCCTCACGGGTCTGCTCTCCTGCAATGTCCTCCATGGCATTGTTCTTCGCAATGTCAAACGCATATTCTATCTCGGCCTTTTTCTCTTCCTTGTTGAGGCTACCGTCATTCATGGTTTCTTTGATGAAAATCCTTATGTCGTCATTGCCACGTTCTTTTGACATACGTTCCAGTTCGGACAGTTTCTCCTGTTGTTCTTTGGTCATGTTTCCGAAAGCCGCATTCATCTTCTGGCGGTGTCTTACCCTTTCAGCCCCCATGCTTCCAAGTCCTAATAAGCCGAAAGCGACGGAAGTGGGAGCCAGTCCAAGGAATGTGTCTATATTGTTGTCAAGGTCTGTGGCTTCTTCCAAGGTCATTTCACCTAACGGGACATTTGCAAGATTATTATACACCTCTTCCATATATTCTTCGGGTAGCCCGTGGAACTGCGCTTTTTTTGCGGCTTCTTTGAAAGTAGGGTTGTCCTTTATCTCCCTGTATAGCTTACCGGCCCTGCTGTTCGTTATATATTTCATGAATTCACTTGCGCCACCGGGAACGGTCTCTTCCACATTCTTCCATATTCCTTTGCCCAGTCCTTTGAATGCGTTGAAAATCATCTCGGATTGGTTCTCAAGAAAAGTGGAAGCGATTGATTTGCCGATGGCTTTACCCATATCCATTCCTCCTTCACGTCCTCCATAAGTCAAGTTTCCATCCTTGTCAACATCAAACAGAATATTCCCCATCATTCTGTCTTGTGCTCCTGCGGTGACACGCGCCAGTCCTGTTGTTCCTTCCATTCCTGCTGCGGCCAAAGCGTCTCCGGCAAGACGTGCCCCCATTTTTGACATTCCTTTTTTCATGGCGGACGCGCCGAATTTCTTCATACCGTATTTTAGAATGCTTTTGGCTATTCCCTCACCTGCCGCCGATATCGGGTTTATGGCGAATTCCAGCATGAACGGGATACTGGCTCCTGTGGTTTGTCCAGCCTTGTATCCTCTTCCCAAATCGGAGGAATAATAGGCGTTGACCGCCATGTTGGTGACAGCGGCGTCAAGCAACTTCTCTTCAGAAGGTGAGAGCTTTTCTCCTTTATCCGCTTTCTCCACCACATTTTTCAGACGGATGCCGCCTATCATGTCGGATATGCCTAAAGTCCATTGTTTGGGATCAAATGCGGTATCGGCGAAACCACGCGCTAGACCGCTAAAAAAGTTTGTTTTTCCTTTCTTCCCGGCTTCCTCTATAATATTGTTCGATTCATCAATAAGGTCTTTCGCCCCTTCCAGATAAGTCCTTTCTCCTCGGTACTGTGCTAATGTAGGATCTTCCCTTGTATTCATTCTGGCATTCACCATCGCATTACCGGAATCGTTTCTTAGTATTTTCTTTTGTTTGGTAATCTTTTCCTCTATGTCATCAAGGTCTTTGTTTACTTCATTGGTCAGGGTGCTAAGATGGGAGCCTACGCTCTTTTTGACAAATCCGGCAAGATCACGCTTCATGTCTGTACCGTAACGTGAAGTTATCTCTTTATTGTATACGTCCTGATATGATTCCAATTCCTTGCTAATGACCTCTCCGTAGGTCTTCTGAAACGCTTCGTTTGCTTTTTGGTTAAGTTCGTTCCCTTTATATTGTTGTGACAGCTTCCTGTATTCGTCTGAGGCAAGAAACCGGTTGGCATATTTGTCTTGAATCTCCTTCTGTATTCCGGCCATTTCTTCCGAAAGCTGTTTTCCTCTTTCTGTCAGGGCAAACCTGTCACGATAGTTGTTATATACATCATTCATGGACGATATGGAACGCGGGGTATATTCCTTGTCCAAGCGGCTTTCTTCTTCAACCGTAAATAGTTTGTCCAATTTTCCTTTGTCCATATCTACTTTCAATCTTTCTCCCAAATTTATCGGAGAAAATTGATATCTAGCTGAAACCTCCGCCTTGTCTGACTCCATTTGCGATGTGGAGGGGGGGATAAACTGAAAGTTGTCTTTTGAATGCACTTGTTCACGTAAGCCGGGACGTGTGCTGGGATTATAGTTTCTCATATCAAAAATCCTGTCCGCTTCCTCCTGTGTTCCGACACCACCTGAATATGTTCTTGAAACAGGGTCATATCCGTTGCCTGTTTGAAAGTAATCAGACTTTGGAGTTTGAGGGGTGTTGTTAGGTTGCTGTATTTGTACAGAGGAATCAACTGGTTGCATGAATTGATTAAAGTCCTCATATGAGTCAGAGTATCCGGTCTTATCCTTTAATACGTCATATACTTTCTTTCTGGCTTCCTCATTTTCATCCATGAATTTGTTAAAATCCTCATATGAGTCAGAGTATCCGGTTTTATCCCTTAATACGTCATATACTTTCTTTCTGGCTGTATTATTATCTTGCATGATTCATGTTATTTTAGTGACCAACTATTATTCCCCTTCAATGACCATGATTTGTTTTCCGGTTTTGAAGAGGGATTGAACGCTTCTCCGCTTTCCACTTTTTGCTGTTTCCCATAAATGGAGAGAATATAATCTCTCATGCCTTTTATGGATTTGGGGCGTTTATCCGCTTCAAGGCCAAATGTTTTTTCCAAATCGTTATACATTAGTGCGACATCTTCATTTTTATTCAGGTTATAGGCTCTTGTACTGCCGGAAAAGCCTTTTTTCCCACTTATGCGATATGAAGGATATTTATTTTTTTTGCCATTTTGCTTTTGAGAATCATTATCTATTCTCATTAGACTGATTCCCTCTGTGGCTTTATTATGTCTTTCGATTTCCGCCTGTTTAGCGGCGTTTTCTTCCGCCTTACGTTTGGATTCTGCCGCTTTTGCAGCCTGCTCGGTTTCAAACTTATATGTGTTCCAGTTGTATTCCCGTTCTGCTGCTGCTTGTTGTGCCTTCCATCGGTCTTGACGAGCCTGCTCTACATCTATTCTCGCCTGTTCAGCTCTGTCACGTGCGATCGCTCCGATATAGTTCTGATAATTCTGACGTGACAGATTGTCCCTGTATTGGCGTATTCTGTCAATACGTGCTTGGCCTTCACGTCCGGCTCCTGAAAGATTCATTGACGGATTGCCTCTTCGTGTCCTTACCACATTCACCAGATTGGCTAGAACACTTCCTACAGCATTGATGCTCTCGGCGGCACGTAAACGTCTTTCGGCGTTAATCCTGTCCTCCTCGCTTTGTAACGGGTCCCTTCCTCTCAAGGCTTCTGCAAGTTCGGTGTAAGATAATCCCTCTTGTCCTTTTTGCTTGCGATAAGAAGCCACTCCTGACAGGTATGCGGCCGGTGACAGCTGGGGATGAGCCGCATAGGCTTCTTGTGCGCTCATTTCCTGCCACGGCTTTTCTGTACCAGGAAGCTGGACGGGAAGCTTGTCCGCATTTTCCCGTTCTTGAACGGTATTGACTGTAGACACACTCGTCGCAGGTTTTTGAACAGCCACCGTGGGACGTAACGGCAACTGTTCCCGTGCGTTTTCCTCAGCTTGTCTCGTCACAGACTCATCATGGATCTGCCGCTCTTCCTCCGGATTGACAATGCCGGCAGCTTCTTTTCTTTTTTGATAATTGGTATATCTGTCCGTAACTGCCATACCTGCTATTTCTTTTTAGTGATTTGACTGGCTACAGCACCGCCTATGGGGCCACCGAAAACAGTAGCCGCAGCCGTTATACCTGTATTGAGAAGACCTCCTAATGCCGATGATTCCTGTTGAGCCTGTTGTTGTTTCACATTATTGATAGCCTCCGTATATGATCGGTTTGCATCCAGATAATTTTTCATGGCCTGATCTTTTTTGGCAGTGGCGGTTGAGGCTATTCCGGCCGTAATATTTTCAAGTGACTGGTTGGTTCCCTGCTTCTGCAAGGCAACGCTCTCATCTGTAGCACCTGTTACAGCGGCGCTTCCTGCTGTCCGTTTGTTGTTTGCCATCAGCAGTTCTCTGGCTTGACGCAGAGCCGCCTGATTCGCACTGTCCTGAAGAGGATCAGCGTAAGCCTGTTCCTGATAATAGTTCATTTCAAGATCCTTCGCCTTTTGAAGATCTTTGATTGATTCCTTATAGGCTTTATTGCCGCCTAGAACACTGGATAAAAGTCCCATAAATCGTAAATTGCACTTTATTATTTAATATCAAAAGTAATCAGTTACATTTGTATCATGTTGATATAATGCAAGACGGAAGTATATTGTATAAGGAAGGGGACAAGGTGGCTCTTGATGGAACCTCATGGAAAGGCACGGTTGTCAAAGTTGAGTCGGACGATAATATATGCGTGGAACTTGACAATGGGATTACCATGTTTGCCCGTCCGGAATTATTGCATCTTTGCACTAAGGAAAACACAAAGCCTCTTCATGATGAAAATGGTAAATTTACAATAGGACATCCAAAGGTGGGGGGAGTTAAAAAAGGATATAGGACTGTCCGTCATTATCGAAACAAGCTTATGGAGCAACTGGCTCCGTTTATTGAGAGTATGGGAGAGATAATAGAGGCTATTGATGATCCTAGTGATAAAGTGCTTGCTGTTTCCCGAATTATCAAATATGCCATGCCGTCTCTTTCGTCCGTAGACTTTAAAGAAAACGCAAAACGAGATCTTTCAGCGGAGCAGAAGATAGCCCAGCTCAATGCAAGGTACAGAAACTTGCCTGATCCGACTGCCGATGAAGAAGGAGAGGAAGGGCATGAAGACTGACAATATTGGTGTATATTTTGGAAATTGGATAACCATTGTATTACAGTTGTCATATTAATTTGTGTTATGTAATAATCGTAATACATTTAATATATGGCAGAAATAATCAATTTTAGACCGACTCCGGATGTGGCGCAGATGATAGAGAGGCAGAAAGCAAAAGGCGTCAATATCAGTCGTTGGATTAATAATCTTCTTATAGGTGCGGATAAACAGGCCGACAGCTTGAATTTGCAGATTTATACAATACCTGAAGACGGGATAAACCTGTATGACAGTACAAAGTTAGCTATTGATCAGATGATATCACTTCATTCGCTCCCATTCAGCCGGTTGAGCATATCTAGGTACAGGGAGGCCAATGATATTATAAAACAAGCAGGCATGGATTATTATCGCTTTAAAATAGACGAAGATAACTATATCTCGATAATAGCGGTGAACAGAGAAGAGGCTTCTGTGGAATTTTCCCGATATTATATGAAATCTGAAAACAAGGAATATGTCCGAACATCCGTACCACTACCCGTTTACAGGTTTGATGTAAAGAACAAGGTAGTAATCATTATAGCAAGCGAATAATGGAAATATGTAAGACAGATACAGTACGATTGCTCAGACTATTAAAAGAAGCGGCATTAATAATTGAAGACAATTGTAGAGGCATACGTTCGCTAGATAAGGCCAGACAGTTGCGACAGATGGCAAAGAAAATTCAACGGAAAAAATAATTCAAATCGATATAGAAATGAAGAAAAAGAAACTATATATCAGCCTGCCAATTAGTGGCTTCTCACTTAACGCCGTTGCTTTGGAAGCAGAAAGTTACAAGCTAATGTGGGAAGAGGAAGGTTTTGAGGTTGTGACACCTTTCGATTTATCCCCAGATAGCGAAAAACCATACTCCTATCACATGGGTAAGGATATAGAAGGGCTATTGGAATGTGATGCTGTTTATTTTGCGCCTGGTTGGGTTGACTCAAAGGGGTGTAATCTTGAATACGCTGCTGCTAAAATTTATGGAAAAACAATTTATACATAACGGAACAGATATGAAACAGACAGTAGAAGAAGCAGCGAAGGAAAATATCCTATTTAATCATAGGACAGTTGACAGAACTTTGTTTGGTAAAGATTTGGCAAAGTTTGGAGAGATGAATTTCGTTCAAGGTGCCGAGTGGCAATCCAAGCAATCTCCTTGGATAAGTGTTAAGGAACGGTTGCCTGAGCCAAATAAGCTTGTCCTTTGCAGAATGGTATCAAATGGAGCGATTGTTAGTGGCTATATCGTTGTTTCACCTGGGAGATCGCCATACGTTGCGACAGACGGAGGATTTGAATTTGAGGATTGGAACGACTACGAGTGTGACATGTGGATGCCTATCCCTTCTTTTGATGATATACTAGAAGCCAACAAGGATGTACTTGAACGGATTAAAGAGAAAGGAGATTAATATGGATAACAAAGAACTATCTGATCAAATAATTGATACTGTAAGAGCTATACGAAAAATCCCTAGAGAACAAATCAAGAATCCTTTTGAGATACAAGTTATCGTAGTTAAACCTAAAGATTAAGTAGATTAATTATGGCAATAAAGATTACTAAAGAAGCTAATAAGAAAAAACCGATTTACTTCCGGCGTTGTGACAGATGTGGATGTGAATTTGAATTTGAGAAATCAGATATACACAGTGAGTTTTTTGACCAAAGAGAAGGGTATAATGTAATATTTATCCCATGCCCTTCCTGTAGTAACACTACTGGAGTTAAAGAAAAGATAATACGTTATGAGTAGAAGTAAAGAATATAGAGCAGTGAAAAATTATATTCACAATGAACTTAAGTTATCTAAGGAGGATATAAGAGAAATTATTTTACCTCTTGTTAAACGGGAAGCTATGCGTATCTTTAGAAATACTTATGGAGATGATGTTAACATAGAAAATTTTATTCGATGTATGGTGACTGATGAAATAAAGAGGCATGATTTTTCTATTATTAGAAACTTAACTAAAGAGGTGATAATGGAAGAGGTGCTTGGTGATTTGAAAATTGAGATAAAAACAAAGGAGGAATAATGAAAGCAAGAATAAAATCAACAGGAGTTTTGGTAGATGTAATTCCCAAAGTAAATATCAACGCGCAACATAGCGGAGATAACCTATATGTGTGCGATAATATGGTTTTCAGAGAATGCGAACTTGATTTTTTGAATGTTGGGAATTTAGTAATTGATTGGGAACAACGTAGGTACGAATTAGCGAAAGATATTATTAAGGCTGTTGTAGCAGATGACTGTGGGGGTAATTCTGATGCAATCGCTAAATATGCGGTTAATTGCGCTGATGCACTAATTAAAAGATTAAAGGAGGTGAATAATGAATAGCGTACAGACACAAACACTTTCCATTAAAGGAAATGGAGGTGGTGAAGCGTATATTGACTTTTGCGATGGACAATTGTGTGTTTCTGTTGTTATAGAAGGGAAACAGGCGGATTTTAACTTTGAGCCTGTTACTCTACGAATGTTTGCCCATGCTTATAAGTTGCATTGTGAAGAATGTGAAAAGAAGAAAGGAGAATAACTATGAAAGTGTTAAGAGATAAAACTCCTGTCGCTCGTAAAGAGCACAGGTGCAATTTTTGCGGTGGAGTAATTTCCGTTGGAGAAAAATACAACAGACAGACCAATGTTTATGACGGTCGTGTTGATGACTGGGTATCCCACTGTGAATGTTCCAAGTTAGCCTGTGAACTTGATATGTTTGATGATTGCGATGAAGGACTTGACGATGATGGATTTATAGATAACCTTAATCAGTATGTTTACGACAATCATTATGACGATAAAATAGATGATATTGCGAAGGATTGGCAATTACCACGTTATGAATTAGTACAGAAAGTGTTGAATGAATTAAATAAGAAATAGTTATGACCGAAGAACTTGTAACATTAGGAACAGCTAAACTGTTGAAAGAGAAAGGATTTAATGAGTATTGTAAAGATATTATTAAAGAGGACAATAATCGGATAATGCAATCTGTGTTCCGAACGAATAAGAATTTGCCAAAATTGTGTTATAGTCGTCCCGCTCAGTCCATTGCACAAAAGTGGCTGCGTGACACTAAATGCCTCCATATTGAAATATCCTATATGTATGGAAATTATTGGATATATGATATACTAACAATTCCGAATCACGACTTAGTAGGATTGTCTAACAGACCTATTATCCATTATAATACCTACGAAGAAGCACTTGAAGCAGGATTACAGGAAGCATTAATGTTGATATGAAAATGAGTCCTGTTATATCTTGATAAGTTGAAAAATAACGAGGATATTTCTTGTTTGGTTAAATAACTGTAATTAAAGAGGGGGAAGGCGTTCATATTGTCTTTTTCCTCTTTAATTTTGTCGTGAATTAAAATATTAATCGCAATGCGATAGCCAATGACAATCTAGGGTTTGTCAAAGGGTTTGTCGGCATTTTTTTTGACATGCGTGATAATTGCTTGTAAATCAGTTATAAAAAGTGATTGTACTTGTAGCCCTTCTAAGGCGTGGGTCTTGCGTTCGAATCGCAACGGAATCACTTACAAAACACAACTGATAACACAATATAAATTGTTGATTTTCAGTTGTGTTTTTGCTTTTTATAAGCAAGATGTCTTTCATATACGCTTTTAAAAAAAAGTGACAGAAAACCCACTGGTGAGCTATAAGGTTTGTCGCTAGGGTTTGTCGCTGGAATTTTAAAAGTATCAAATTATGGCTACCTTAAACTTAAAAATCCTCCCGAACAGACGTAAATTGTCGGGTAAACTTGGAATTTATGTATCTTTAACTTTTAAGAAGGAAGTTCGGTATATCTCTACCGAATTCGAGGTTGATGATGAATACCAGTTTGAAAACGGAAAGGTGTGTTACCGCAAGGATGCGGCAATCATGAACAAAAGAATACAGTATGTGCTGGGTATATACCGGGAACGGATGGAAGGTCTCAATCTGAATAGGTTTTCCAGCTGTGCACAGTTGAAAGAAGTGTTGATGAAGGATGGGGAGGAAGCTGAGGTGATAACGGTGCGGCAGCTCTTTGAAAGAAGAATAGAGCGTCTTGAAAAAGAAAAGAGAATCTCATACGCGGAAATGAACCGCTATACCTGCAAGGTTATCGTGTCTCTCATTGGTGATATACCTATAGATTACCTGACAAAACGTGATATCCGGGAAACGCTCTTCAAGGGGATGCAGCGCAGAGGATATGCGAAGGGGAATATACAGATGCGCATGACCCATTTCAAGGCTGCTATCAATGAAGCTATAGACGAAGGGTTGGTGAAGTATGACGAACACCCGTTCAAGGGATTTACCATGCCGCAATCTGAACCCAAGCTGATGGACATAACCGTCACGCAGTTCCAGCGTATTCGGGACATGGTAACATCTGACAGCAAACTCATACTGGCGCGTGACCTATTCCTCCTGTCGTTCTACTTGGGTGGGATCAACCTTGCAGACCTTGTTGAGACGGATTTGTCAAGCAAGACAATGACATACGTCCGAAAAAAGAGTGCAGAACACAAGACGGGAGAAAGAACTACATCTTTGACCATACCCGATGAGGCGAAAACAATCATCAATAAATACATTCTGGGAAACAGGTTGAACTTATCGTTTTGTAACGGGTACAAGAATCTGCAACGTTATGTCAACAAATGTTTCGCAGCCTTGGCACAACATATAGGCATTCAAACTTCATTCTCTTACTATGCCGGCAGAAAAACATTCGCACAGTTCGCTTTTATGATAGGAATAAGGACAGAGGTGGTGGAGTATTGTATAGGGCAGTCTGTGAAAAAGAACAGACCTATTTACAATTATGTGCGAGTGATGCAGAAACAGGCTGATGCAGCAGTACGGAAAGTAATACAATATACTGTAGATCCGGAAAGCTTTGAAATTGAGAACATCCCTTAGAGGATGCCGTTCCACTACTTTGTACACAAAGGTAATTAAGGGATATAAAATAAACGGTTGCTGTCATCACTGATAGCAACCGTTTCAAATAATTAGAATAACAACTTAAAAATAGCGTCTATTATAATCTCTCTATCCTTATTTTCTTTTTATTCTGATGGCAATGACCTTTGCTGTTTTATTCTTGCAGTACTGGCAGCAGAATCGCTGTGCGCATGTTTCGCAATTGCGGCACATATCCAGTAGATATTGTTTTTCTTGTTTGAGTACATCAACCTTGTATTGCAGGTCGGAAATGACATTTTTTATAGTTTCTTCCATAATAAAAATGGTATTAGAATGAGATTTGTATTTTGTAGAAGAAACAACTTCGGATTCGTTATTGTTTAACCGTAATTGACATTTCTCTTTTCTTCAATTTGTTTTTCAAGGAATTTAACTTTCTCTTTTAATAGTGATATAGTATCGTGCTGGTCGTCTATTACCTTTTTATACCAAGCTTCATCAAAATCATTTGCTTTAATAGAATCGCTAGTCTCGTTTAACATCATGGAACCTGTACCACGAAGCAGCCATTCAGCACTTATCTCAGGAAAAGCGTTGAGTATGGCTTCTATTATTTCTAAACTAAGTTTGCGCTTGTTGGCAGTATAGTTGTTGAGCGTAACTTGATTCACGCCAATCTTCATTGCGAAATCTCTTTCTGATTTGGCATTTTCAGAAATCAACATTTTAATTCTTTCAATTGTTTTCATGTTAATTCATTTGTTGTTATATTCGCACTATAATTATTAACCCTTAAACTTGTATCGTTATGAATGATTTATTTTATTACATGGATGATTTTATTTATTATTACGCATGGCTTTCAATTGTTGTAGGTATTCTGTTTATTCCTGTCAAAAGCATCTATAATGCTTTTTGTTTTTCCAAAAAGGAACATTTGGAAAGAAGCCTAAACAATTACCATCCAATAAAGTCGATATTGAAAAGTTTGATTTTTCTATATTTCCTTCATCTTACAACACAAAATAAAGAAGAAATAGAGCAATTAAAACAACGGATAGATATTGTAGAGTCAACTCTATTACTTTCTTCGGAATCCAGCCAAAAGACTGATTCAGATACTCTTTCATCCATTCCATCTTTAAATCAATAAGCTCTTTTTCTCCGATTTTTGTCAGAACCAGATTCTTGTTAAGGAAGGACTTTTCTAAAGTTCTTCCTTCTTTTGTCTTAAATACGGTTCCATCATCGGTTACAGCTTTTCTATCTCTAGCCTTATATACTTCATCTGTGTAATGGGTATAATATGGCAAAAGCCGTTTGTACATTTTTCGTTCAATCCATGATAGATGCTTGCTTTTTTTCTTAACCTCTAGCAGGCAGAACAATGAAGCCTCTTTCTTTTTCATGCGTAATAGTTAAATAATGTTTTATAAAAACATTTGGTTATACTTTTTGTTGAAGTATAAACAAATGGTGTTATATTTGCATTGTGATTACAAATCATAATCACATGAGCGATGATTAATTTTCAAATATAGATAAACGATATGGAAACAGCAAACATGAAATGTAGAATTTGGCTTCCCTATGGGAAGAAGGCTAAACTGGCTTCTTATTTCGGTGTCAGTAGTGAAACTGTGAGAAAAGCATTGGCTTTTGAATGTGGGGACAATGACTTTCATGAGACGATACGTAAAGAGGCGATAAAGAATTATGGTGGGCAGAAAATATTTATTCCATGCAAGTATGCAGGTTAACCATGATAACTAAAAAGGCAACAGGAGGAATGAATATGAACAGATTATCCAAGCAGTGTATGGTTTTTATAGCGGGTATGATCTCATTCCTGTATGTTCTGGGATTGGTAGGGCATCAGGATTACATCGAGGAGATATTGTATAACATGCCTCAGGAAACTTATGATGTGATTGTACAGAAGCTGGGAAACGTGTCAAGATCGGAGATTGCTGCTGAATATGAGGCGAACAGGGCATTTTATGATAACCTTAACAAATAAATTATGAGACGTGATTTTCAAACATCAAAGGCAGAGGAAGAATTAGGGAACCTTTTTCTTGTTGCCAGGAAGAAGGGCATAACATTTACAAAGAGAGAGGCATCCAGATGGGTCGGAGGTCGGTATGTTCTTGAAAGGCTCGTGGCTGAGAGGAAAATACGGATGGCAAAGCCCGGGGACAGGCAGAACTCGGAATGGAAATGCAATGCGGAGGATGTGTTACGCCACGCATTCAAATATTAAGAATACACTTTAAAACCTTGAACTCATGAGTATAAAAAGAACGTATTGGACCAAACAGGAGATAGATATACTGTGTGCCATGTATTCCAACACAAAGGCTGCCTGTATACAGGATATTCTTACGCGCCACAGCCTCAACTCAATCTATAAAAAGGCGCGTGAACTTATGCTTGATGCGTACTCGTTTCATCTTGAAGAAATACATTATATCCGTTCCATGGCACAGGATATGACGGTGAAGCAATTGTCACAGAAGATGGGATATAGCGAGCGCACTATTTACCGCCGCTTGAAAGCCATGCGTACCAATTCATAAATAGTTCCGTTATGAGCAAATCACCTGAACATGATTTACAGACCCGGTGTGTGATCTGGTTTCATTACCGATTTCCACATCTGAAACCTTTGTTCTTTTCCGTTCCCAACGGAGGATATAGAAACAAGGCTGAGGCTGCGCGTCTTAAGGCGGAAGGTGCTAATGCCGGAGTGTCTGACCTTATATTGCAGCTGCCTGCCGGAAAATGGTCAAGCCTCAACATTGAGATGAAGGCAGGTTCTTCACAAAGGGAAGAACAGAAAGTATATCAGACATGCGTGCAGGCATCTGGAGGACGCTACGAATTATGTCGTTCCTACGAACAGTTTGTTGATCTGGTTACCGAATATATATCGCAAGTTGATGGACGGGTACTGGAACGGCTTCGTCAGATACATCTTGAACGCGAGGAGGAGGAAAAGCAGAAAATACGTAAGCAATATCAAAAAAGAATAAGTAAAACATTAAAACCATAAATCATGATTGTAGAAGCAACAGGAAAGGTCATGCAGGTTCTTTCAAAAATAGAAGGGGTTAGCGCGAAGACCGGAAAGGCATGGGAGAAATACACATATCTTATAGAGCAGTCGGGTATGCGCCCTACTTCTCTAGTGGTTTCAGTATTTAACTATGGGGAACACGTAGGAGAGCTCCTTAATATGGGGGATACTGTAAGAATGTCTCTTCGCATAGAGGCGTATTTTGTAAAGGATGGACAGAAATGGTATAATGAGGTTACGGCTTTCAATATTGTATCTTTCCGTTAAAGTTAAAATTAAAACGAAGTATTAATGGGTAAAGTAAAAATCTATATAAGTGGACCGATAGCGCATTATGATCTTCATGAGCGGAAGCATGCTTTTCTCATGGCGAAAGAAAGACTTGAATCACAAGGTTATGATCCTGTGAATCCTTTCGATAACGGTGTTCCTGATAATGCGCATTGGAGAGAGCATATGAGAGCCGATATCGCGATGTTGCTGAAATGTGACGCTATTTTCATGCTTCCCGGATGGGAACTGTCTAAGGGATGCAAGCTTGAGCTTGATGTGGCTTCAAGCTGTGGTATAGCCGTTATTATCGAACCTGTTCACCCCTGTGACTATGGCGTTAAAAAGAGTGGAGCCGAAACGTGTATACTGCCGTAATTGTGCCAATAGTTCGGACCATCGGGGCAATTCATGTTTCTGTAGTGCGAAGGGGCACCGCGAATGCGCCTGTAACAAGTACGGACAGATATGTAAGTTCTACAAAAAGATCATATAGAAACTCTAATAATATGGTTTATGGCAACAAGAAACAGATTATACAAGCTTCACTATTTGCTTCGTAAAAAAGGCAATGAGGTGAATGTTAAAGATAGGACAGTATACCGGAGAGCCAAGCTCCTTCCTGCCATAGAGGAGAAATGGATGAAGGAACTGATAGAAAATGGATATATGGTGGGGAACAACCTGTTTGCCCCTCTCCCCAATAATAACTCTTAAACTTAATAGAAATGGCAACACATGGAATGACAATAGCAAAAGCATCTAAGGATGATTTTGAGAAAGTGTATAATCTGCTTTCTCCGATGGAGGAACTCTTCAACAGCAAATGGTGTAATGAAGAAGAATGGACAGAATGGGATGATGGTGATGAGGATAAACAGGAACTTCTTGCTATCCGCAAGGAAATAGCAGAGGATGAATACTGTGAAGAGGATGAGGTGGACAACCGTCTTATTCTATATGAATTTATCAAACGTAGGATGAGACTATGCGGATGTAGCAACTGGCAACGTGTTGTGGTTGCCGCTGAATGTTTGATTGACACTTTTTGCGATCCGCAGGAATCTTGCTTGGCTTGGCGTCCAGATTTGGAGCGTGCGATGGATAATATGATGTTGGGGGAATGATTTTAAAATCATAAGATTTATGAGAATGATAAGAATAAGTACAGAGGTAGAGGTGGAAATTGACCTTGATGATTATTTTGATGAATTTCTAGAGGATGCTGACGACAATGATTTGATTAAGGAGTTGAAGGATAGAGGATACAGTGTCGAAAAACAGGCACTCCCGATAAAAAATGAGTGGGGAGTTAACCACGAGCAAAACAAACGCTTCTTATGTGACTTGCTTGATATAGGATATCATACGAGAAATAATGTTTTAATTGACCTTATAATAAATAACATACGATGAAGCAGAATAACCCCAAGATTATTCCTGGATTTCACTATGAGATTATGGAAATGTTATGATTCAAAACGAATTAGATATGAGTAAAAAAAGAACAATGCAAATAGACGTAATTGAGGAGGTAAAAGGAACTCAATTCATGCAATGCAAACTGTATATAGATGGCAATGCGAGTGTTATTCTTATGAATAAAATCGATTATGAAAGGCTGAAAGAAGAAGGAATCTTCATAAGAGATGGCAAAAGTCAAGATTCAGCCGGAGTGTTGAATACAACCAATACTTTCATTGAAAAAAATTAATACTCAAAACAGGAAAGAAATGAAAAAGACTTTTAAACAATGGGTAAAACAGGATAAAGACTTGGATGACTTTTTATCGCCAGGTGATTATATTGACGAAAGGTTATATAACTATATAGGGGAAATCATACCTCCTGCATATTACTCAAGAGACTTTATACAAGGATGCGACGCCATTAAAAATGAAGGCGATGTATTATTCTACATTACAGCACACAGAACCGTTGATAATCGGTACTTATATCTCGGTGTTTTACCGGAATTTAAACAATAATTCAAAACCAGCTTAGAAAGGAATTAAAATATCATGAATGCCTTACAATTTAAAAAACTGAAAATCGGAGATCGAATATTAACCTATAATGGTGCGTGTACCACTGTGACTGACATTGACCGTATGGCAGGAAAGTTGACCTGTGGCAACGGACAATGGAGAGATTACCATCGTGTGCGTATGGCGGTTGAAACAGATCTGCTGGTTGAACATAAGAGAGTTCAGGATTACGTACCACCTGATACAGTCATTCTTTCTCGTGACTTGTTGCTTAAATTGGGCTTCTCAAAAGTATGTATTCTTCGCGCTATAGAAAATTGCGGGCCGGATGGCTTTTTGGGAACCTTGCAGGATCTTTTTGTCAGAACGGAATTTATCTCTATCGAATATGTGCGGAATCTTGTTCCGGTAATGATAAGGGAAGGACTGATACAAAGAAAGGTTGTAAAACGTGGCTTGTTCAGGCTGACTATTAATAAATGATTAAATAATATACTCGTATTATGGGACAGGAAAGCAGACGGAAGTCTTTTGTTTTTTATACTGAATGGAAAGAGGTGTTAGTGGATTATCCACCGGAGGTCAGACTTGAAGTGTACGATGCGGTCATTGAATATGCCGAGTCGGGGACATTGTCGGAGCTGAGACCGTTGGCTAAAATGGCATTCTCCTTTATAAAGAAACAGATAGACTCTAATAAAGACAAATACGACGATATTATAGCAAAAAGAAGTGAGGCTGGCAAGAGAGGTATGGCCAGTCGGTATAATAAGGATGTAACAAAAGATAGCAAAAGTAACAAGTGTTATCACAAAGTAACAAATCTAACAAGTGATAACAAAAGTAACAAGGGCTATCAAAGCGTAACAAACCTAACTATAAATGATTATGAGAATGATAATGATGATGTTTTATTTCAAAAAGAAGAAGAAAAAGTTTTTGGTTCTTCCCCCTTGAAACCCTTGCAGGAATTGTTTGATGAGATGAAGCGGAACGATTCCTGGGCGGAAGGCCTCATCATGAACAAACATCATGAGGGATACAAGGCTTTCAATCAGGAAACATTATCGGACTTTCTGGAAGAATTTTTCCGGAAACTTCAGAATGAGAATTGTACAATGGTCAATCCGGGAGACGAATATAGGCATTTCTCCAATTGGCTGAATAAAAAGCTTGAATGTAAATCCGATGAAAGAACCAAAACAGATAAAAGAACTAATGCCCGGACCGGAGGACAGGACTACAATTACGGTCATGAAATCGATCCCCCACACATCATCAAACTGGGAGGACAGGGGAAAGTATAACTTCCGGATGGGAGACGTAAGGATGATGTTGTCCGATGAGGAAATAGAGAAGTTCTGGAAGCACAGGCTGATACTTTCCATGCGGACTGTTACTCCTGATTTCATGGTGGACGATTCAAATTGTCAATTGCTAAGCGAGATATACCAATGGGTATGGCATAAGTCAGATGTGCTGTCCGGAAAGAAAGGAATATTGCTCTATGGTCCGGTGGGAAGCGGGAAGACCACCATCTTGAAAGGACTGCAAGTCTATATGGCACTTATCAACAGACTGGTATACGGTTGTCGCCGTTCCGACATCTGTTTTGAGATGCGTTCGGCCACGGAGATAGCCTTACGTTATTCCTCCCAAGGTACGGAGGCGCTTGACAGATGGACAACAAAAGGCATGGCCGGACACCTGATAATTGACGAGATTGGGCGGGAGGAAAATGCAAAGCATTTCGGTACGTCGTGCAATGTCATACAGACCATCTTGCAGATGCGTTACGAACTTCGGCATGAGATGCTTACATTCGGTACGACAAACATCGACATGGAGGATTTGTCGCAGTTTCGCAACCTATACGGAGATTATGTGTTGGACCGTGTCAAGGAGATGTTCAATATTGTTCACCTTGGCGGCAACAGCCGTCGTAAATGGATATAAAATGGAAAAAGAACTAGAAAAACTACAAAGGCAGCTTGCTATGGCGATAAAGGAACGCCGTTACGCCAGAATGGCCGAGCTGCAACGAAAAATTGCGGCCTTGCAGAATGTTCGTGAACATGTGCCGTTGTCATTTCTTCTACCAAAATTTACACCACAGGAGAGGGATAAGGCGCTGGTGTTGATGCATCAGGTATTCGTATTCGCTGACATGCTTTATGGCGCGGCGCTGGAGTTCGAGGAATATCTTAAAGGATTTGATCGTTCCGTAACCCTTCCCGTAGTGGTCAGGGCGAAGAAGGCTGCGGCAGAGTGCCGGGACATAACCCGGTATGTAGACAGTTTCGGTGATGAGCGTATGAGCGCGTTATTCGGAGAAATGTGTGATGAAATAAGCCTCAACGCACAGAATGTTATTTATCGTTATGTCCGCAAGGAAACAAAAAAACAGGAACCATGAGAAAAAAGATGTTATTATGGGTGATAAGACTCATACGGCTCTTCCACAAGGAGGATCAGTTCATACCGCAGTTGCGCTCCGTGCCGGAAGGCAAGGTGCTGCCGAACAGGCTTTACCGTCATTTCGGACGTATACTTGTATCGCGCGCTAATCCGCAGAAAGTAGAGATGCGTTATTATTATGCGGAGATAGATCCGGCCATGTCCGTACGTCCGAAAGATGATGACTGGAAGGAATGTAGCGAGATACATTATAACGAGCTTATGACAAGAAAGGATGCGGTTACGAAATATGAGCAGACCGGAGCACCGTGCGAACATTGCGCATGTCAGATATATGGTCTTCCATGTCATTGTGCTTTTCCAAGGGGAGCCATGACAGGCTATTTCGAACTGTTGCATTGCAACAAACAGTATTCTAATAATCCAACCATTTAAATAAAAAAGACGACAATGAAAATTAATGTATTCAGGACACAGTGCAAGGAAGGTGCGCGTGTCTTTTTTGACGGGGATATCACCTGTACGGGGACAGTAAGGAAGATTTCAAAGGACGGGAGTCGGGCGCTTGTGTGCTTTGACAACGGGGATGTGTCCTGGAAAGAGTATTTCATGATTGATTTTATTGAGGACTAGCCATGGAGAACAAGAGAAAAAATATTCTGATCCATCCGGATCATATAGAGGATCTGGATAAGAAATACAAGCGGCTGGAGGAAAACAGAAAGGAGCCGGTAAGGACAGGTTATACATCTATATGCCGTCTTCGGAATACCAGACTGCACAGGGACATTCTTTTCAGACGGATGTTTGTCCGTGACAAAATGCCCACCGGAGCTTTTATAATATTTAAAGAACTGGGGAAGGACAGCGTCATGCTCCAGCCATGCAAGCCTGAATGGATGAACCGGACACATATCAATCATGTGGGAGGACGTTTCCTCGGATGTCTTCGCTTCTTTTCCAGCTATGCTGATTTGGATACGACACCGCCAAGCCAGATATTGTATGATCTGAAAATAGATCCGCTGGTAACCTCATACACTTTCCGACTTGAGGAATGGAAAGTGCAGGACGAGCATGACGGTGAGACGGTAGCGTACAAACTGATACCGTTGTTTCCGCTATGAAACTGGCAAACATACCGTCAGATATTAAAAGAACAGCACGGGAACTTAAGATTCCCGTGCTTCAGCATCATATATATGTTAATGGCAGGCATAAGCATGTGACTATAAGTAAAAAATGTGTTCGGAAAGCCGGATTGACGGAAAAATACTCTGTACAGATCGTTGTGCTGGGGGAAGTGAGGGCATATATGATATTCTCTTATGATCCGTTGTGTGAGAACCGTCCCCATCTTCTTTTTCTTCCCTCATCTTGTGAGATTCATAGTCCGTATGTGACACGTGCTTTGCAAAGAATCGGGGGTGGGAATGAGATATGCAGGTTGCGCTTTCATGGGAAGCCGGTTTTTCTGAAAGGCAAGGACGGTACTGTCGTGACCGTTGTGTGGCGGATCTCGACATCTCCGGTAAGGGATATAGCCTCAACTGTTCAGAATATACAGAACAGGAACATGTAAGTTGTTATATTTGTGATGTTTATTATTCATTTTATAAAAAAGAAGTATTATGACGGAGAAACAAATATCTTTCTCGGGACTTAACCTGACACCTTATTCCGATATTTCTCCTGACGGGCAGCTTTCCGCATCTGTCGGGCTGGAGATTCATGACGGCAGTATCAGGCCTTCTGTTCTTGCCGGAGAGAAATATATCCTTCCACAAAGTCATAACTCCGCTAAACTGTTATATATACATTCCGCTACGTCATATTCACATTTTATTTTTCAAGACGGTCTGTCATTATATTGGGCTGATGTGAATAATAAGGGGGAATTGTCACTTACATTGCTGGATGAGTCTATACCTGCCAGGTCATTGTTGTCGGTAGGAAACACGCTTGTCGCCTTTGCTGAGGACGGGATGCATTATTTCTTATGGAAAAATGGAAACTACAAATATCTGGGGCAGAAACCTCCGGAACCACTTTTGGTGTTTTCCTTGCATTCAACTGTAAGAAGAAGCGGAGAATTTGAACTGTACAAGAAGGAACAGATGTGGATTAATGGGGATAAATGGCAGATAAAAGATGAATATGTACAGGGGATATCCACAAAAGTACATGCTGAGATAAACAAGTATATAGCAGAACAGCAAGAAGACGGATATTTCATTTTCCCTTTTTTGGTACGTTATGCATACCGCCTTTATGACGGTTCTGTCATCATGCAGTCCGCACCTGTGCTTATGTTGCCTAATGACTCCGGTGCACCGGTGGTAGTCAGTAAAATTGAGCGGCTGAGTCAGGTGATTTTTACCGGCATTGGTTATATATCCTCATTCTGCTCATGGCTTTCATACGCATGTGCCAACAATGACAAGGAGGCGATACAGGAGTGGGGGGATATTATAAAAGGAGTGGATATTTTTATATCCTCCCAATTCTATACATTTTATACGGACGGTGAAATAGACATGAGTCAGAGTCTGTTGAAAGATCTTCCCCAAGGCAAGAGCAACACATACGGATATATTATGGATGATTTGTCAGAGTACTCCTATCCACCAAGGCCTTTTAGCGAGGCTTATGATAGAAAGTTTGGAAACGAGGCTGCTGCTACATATGCATGGGGCATGGAAGTACGTAATGAGTTCAAGGAGGAAATATGTAACGCCTCCCTCTTTTATCATGTGAAGACTCTGGAACTGGACGAACTTTCCAGCGACATCCGCTATCTGTTTGGTGCGGAAGGGGACATGGATCATATTTTGAGCAATTTGGAACTTAGGGAGACATTGACAGATGATTATATGACACACGATATCATCATTCCTGACTTTTCCACGACATATAACAGCCGTCTGCATATTGCAAATGTGAAAAGAACTTTTTTCAAGGGATTCAATCCCATGTGTATATCACAATTCCTAGGTCGTGGGGATTCTTCGGTTTCAATATATACGTATATACATGGGAGCAACGGGGATGTTGTAGTCAAAAGTGATACGGAAGTTTTGGAACAGATACTTCCTGTATATCTGTTTTATCCTGATACAGATGCGTATAAAATGGTGATTGTGGTCGGTTCCATGGTGTTTGAGTATCCTTTGGCGGAACATCCGACTTTAAATGGGGCGTATTTTTGTAGCTTGTTAAAAAATACAAATGAATCGTCGGCATCCGTACCGTCCGTTACACCCTTGCAGTCTGAGGAACTGAGCAACAAGATGTTTGTTTCGGAAGTGGGAAACCCTTTTTATTTCCCATTGAATGGAGTTTATACAATAGGGAACGGTGACATTTATGCAATGTGTCCGGTTACTACAGCCATATCACAGGGACAGTTCGGACAATTCCCCATGCTACTGTTCTGTTCTGACGGAAATTATGCGATGAGCGTCAATTCTGAAGGGTTTTATTCAACCATTTCTCCGATACAGAGAGACGTATGCCTGAATTCCAGATCAATCACACAGATGGATTCGGAAGTGTTGTTCATTTCATCCAGAGGTGTTATGATCACAAATGGGGCTTCCATAGATTGTATATCACAGGCGTTGCAGGGAGTTTTCGAACCTGTGCCGGAAGAAATTGGAACAAATATGAAAATGATTGACAAACCTCCTATTGAACTGATCAAGACAGCCATGATAGCCTATGATTATGCGAACCAGCGGATTATTTTTATGCTGAAGGATATGGATACGTCTTTTGTGCTTTCTCTTCCTGAAAACAGATGGAACACGGCCGTGTTTGGACGTGTTAAATCTGTTGTCAATATATTTCCATATTCGTATGTGCATATTGAAGACAGGATTGTCCGGCTCACAGATATATATGATTATTCCTCCGAGGTGATAAATAAAGGGATTGTTGTTACAAGAGCGTTGAAACTGGATACTTTGCAGTTAAAACGGCTTATGGATATGTCGGTACAAGGCATCTTTTCAGGTAAGCAGAAAATGATACTGTTTGCTTCACAGGATGGAAAGAAATGGTATAAGATAGGGGAAACGCAGGCCAGACGTGTGGGAGCGATAAGAGGAAGGTATTTCAAATACTACCGCATTGCGTTGGAAACAGCACTGACAGCTAAAGAGAACATATCAGGAATACGGCTGATATATGATATCATGCCTGAAAAACGACTAAGATAACGACTTATGAAACAAAAAGGTAAAGTCTTGACAGTATTCCGTCTTGAGGGAGGAAGCGGACAGGAAGCGCAAAGAGAGGAAATCGGGAATAGCAGGAGAGGGGGCGTTGGCCTTCCGTCTTATTTACCGGGAGGAGGTAATGACAACCAGTCTATTTTTGACAAGTCACTGGCAGCTGAAAGTTATGTTGATGCAGTTGATATATGCTCATCAACATTCAATTACCTATATAATTCCGCTTTCTCAGATAAGACAGGATGGGAGTTTTTCAATCTTTCAGATGATGCTTTGGGGGCATATACGGATTTGTATGAGTACCGGAAGTTGCTGCATATTAGCAATGGGGGAGTGTTACAGAAAAACAGCCTCATCAGGAAGCCGGAGAAACATAGGATATTTAATGAGAAGAAAGGAGAACTGACGGAAGAGAACATTTCTATAACTGTTGACTACACGGAAGAATATGATGCTTTGTTTCTTTCAGTGCGGTTCCTTTGTAAATCCTCAGGTGATCTTACAATAGGTTTTACGGATACACAGGGAGATTATGCGTTGAAGACGAAGCATATTGACCAATCGGAGGAATGGCAGGAATATGAACTTTCTGGGAAATGGGCCGGAATTGGTGATTTTTATTTGTCATTTACAGGATTGATAATCGTTGATATCTTGAGGTTGGCGGACAAAGCGTATGATGATCATCGTGAAGAGTTCAGGACATACCAGAGCCAGACCAAGCAGAATCTTGAGCTTATGGTGTCTGCTATAAACGAGTTGAAACGGATGAAATCAGAATATGACAAAAAATTTGAGGAAATATCAAAATCCTTGATCGAGATACGTGGTGAGATACCGGATGTAAGCGGCTTGGAAACCAGTTTGTCCGAACTGGAAAAACGTGTGTCCGCATTGGAAAAAGCCGGTTCCGGAGATGGCACATAGTCCGATCTTTCGGGACCGGCACCGTATCAACTCCAGTCCGTGGGTCTCCTGCCCATCAGTTTTATTCTTGAACGTAAGGCATCACGCAAACCCTCTATGTCACCGGTAAAGAAATTCGCGTATTCTTTCGCCTTTTCCGGAAGTTGGTTATTAAGGACAGCACTCATTACATAATCCACCATCATACGGTGTGCGCAACTTTTGATGGTTTCCGTCATGCTGATATTGAAACTTGCAGGCATGGAAAGCTTTAATTCATACATGCCGAAGTCACCAAAAAAGTAAGTCACCTCCGCTTTGCCGTCACTGCCTTCTATCTTTATCCTCTCGTTTGATGAAGGGATATACTCAAACTGCCCGGTACCGGTTACTTGACCAAGTACCTTGTCTGTTGATGTGCTTACCGTTACAGATACGTCTGTAATAACTCGGATGATGTAACTTTGTCCGGGTATAAGGCTGTAAGTTCCCAGTGATCCAGATGATATCGTTTCAGTACTTCGGTTCATTTCGTTGATTCTCTCAAGACGGTTGTCGTCTGTGTCCCGGCCTGTTATCAGATATTGCTGACAGACACGTTTCACCTCACCGAAAGCCTCCGTCATCGCTCTGGCCACAACCGGCTTTGTGGCCTCATCATCAGGTGTCATTACTTCTGATGCAGTTTCTTCTGTATCTTCGCTCTTTTGTAATGAGCGTCCTATCAGATTGCATTGCACCGCTACATCGTTTACTATCTGCTTTTTCAGCAGGCGTATCCAAATTTCTCTTTCTCTCATGGCTTGTATATTAAAGGATTATTATATCTGTCTCTTAATATAACATCTGGACCGGATGGATTTTCTGTTGTAAGCACATCCATACCTGTGCAACCTATCCCTGTATAAAGGTTGTCTCTATTGCGCTGTTCGTAGTCAGCATTTCCGGACTGGCTCTGTTGCAACTCATAGTCATTATTATTGCGCTGTTCGTAGTCAGCATTTCCGGACTGGCTCTGTTGCAACTCATAGTC